ATGATTACAGTAACGAATTGGGCATTCTAACTCTGTAAGTCTCTGTGTATCAGCAATAGTAGTAAAATAACAATCCTTATATTTTACACAAAAATGCCACAAAAAGGTAATTTAAGGTAATCTGAGGTTGCTTTTTGCAAGTAATATGCAAGTGAGGTTTACCTGTAGATTGAAGGATTACAAAAGAAATCATCGCTATGAAGGTATATGTAGAGTCAAAGACAAACAAGGTATTTTTCTCAGTAACCCACATGACAAAGAGGTTCTATGTCTACACCGGGTTGCAGACAACTGAGAAGTTCAGCGGCATGATGTTTCCGAAGTCTGATAAGTCAGCAAAAGCGAAGACGAGAAGACTTGCGGAACTGTATGCCAAGTGTGAGAGCTATATCCTTGACCATCATGACGAGTCGCCGGATATGATGAAGGAACATCTGAAGGAGATCTGTACGGGAGCAAAGAAAGAAGACAAGTCTCCGTTCCTCAGTTTCATGAAGGCATTCGCTGAGACAAGAGAGAAGCCGAATACCAGAAGAAGCTATGAGAGAACCTACCGATGCGTAGAGGCATACGACAACAAGTGCAGCTTCAACACCATAACCAAGGACTGGATTGAAGGGTTCATCAGGCATGAGATGGATAAGGGAAGGAAGTCGAATGGCATCTATAACGACATCACCCACATCAAGGCTGTCTTCAAGAAGGCCATCGATGATGGCAAGACACAGAACTTTCCGTTCCACTATATCAGGCTCAAAAAGGAGGAAACAAGGAAGCGCTGTCTCTCACTGGAGCAGATGAGAGAACTTAAGGATGCCAAATTACACGGCAAGCAGGCTCTGTACCGCGATTTCTTCATGTTGGGGTTCTACCTCATAGGTATCAATGTTTCGGACCTCCTGACGCTAAAGAAGGAGGATTTCCGCAATGGTAGGATAAGCTACTACCGGAACAAGACAGGTAGATTGTACGACATCAAGGTGGAGCCGGAGGCTATGGAGATAATAAGCAGATACCGCAGCAGAAAGCCGCAGTACCTGCTCAGGTTCTTCGAAGATGCAGGAACTTTCGACGTGGACCACTTCACGAACAATATGAACCGTACGCTGAGAAGGATTGGCCCGAAGGATCCTAAGGATTTGAGAAAGGCATCACCTCGTCCAATCGACAGCCAGATGTCTTCGTACTACAACAGGCATAGCTGGGCGACGTTTGCATCAGAGATAGGTATTTCACTCGAAACAATCGGTCGAGCACTGGGTCACTCTGTATGGGACAATACTGTAACCGCAGTATATGTCAAGTACGACAAAAAGGCCATAGACGTGGCGAACCGAAAAGTCATCGACTATCTGAACGGTTAACAAGGAAAATCCCCACGCCATCTGCAAATGACGTGGGGTAAACCTATAACCTAATAATTGCTTATGACGAATAATTCAAAAATCTAAAAGAGATGCCAGGCGCCGGGAGTGAGTCCGAACGCCGGGCGGAAGAGTGCTATTTGAATGTGTTAGTGCAAATATACGAACTTTTTCCAACATACGCAAGAAAACTGCTATTTTTTAGCGTACAATTCGTTCAATTCCTTGGTAAGCTCAGAGATTTTATCCGATATCTCACTGATTTCCTTGTCGGTTCGATTCATCACTGATGCCAGTTCTTCCGATGTTATCTTGTATTTACAGTAATTCAACTTTGCATGTTCACATTCAAATTGTGCATTTCTCTTCTTTACAAGAAGGCTGTAAAGGTCAATTAGTTTCTGTCTCCAAGCGCATCGCTCATTGGCAACATCTAGCTGTTTCTCTGCATCGTTCCGTCTCCAGTTGGCCTCAATCAGCTCCTTCTTCAGTTTCTCGTTGCAGCGAAGGGTGTAGCAGACTTCGGTAATTAGAAAGGTCATCACAAAGCATTGCGCAAACCCCTTCCAGAATCCAATATAAGCCTCCGCTACAGTGAGGCAGCACCCGAAGACAATGCATACGACTAAGATGTCGATGCGGTCGAAAATCATTTTTAATCTTTCTTTCATAACATTCAAAAATTAGATGCCCGCCCCGAGCTATAAGCAGGAGACGGGCACGGTAAATTACTTGGTTGTCATCATCATCTGAGGAACGTTCCCGTAAACTGGAAGCTTTCCATCCCATTTCTCAATCCACATCTTTTTTAAGATAGCAGGAGTAAGGGAAGCTGTCTTGAGCTCATTGGCCTCACGTTCTGCACGTGCCTGCACGAGCATCTTTTCCGCCTCTGCCTTCTTGACCGCAACCTCATTGAGTGCTCTCTGTGCCTCCTGGATAGCCTTGTTTTTCTCATTAACGGCCTCGACGATGGAACTCGGATACTTCAAGCCGGAAGTCAGCTGCTCAAGCTGGAAATGCTCCTTAGCAAGAGCCTTACTGAGCTGCGTCTCGATGGCACGTTCAACCAGGTCCCTGTTGCTGACAATCTGATCAGTTGTGTACTTGTTGAGCTGAATACGGAACGCATCCTTGACATAGTTGAACAAAGTTCCGTTCACGATATCTTTCAGTTCCTTGCGGTACTTCTTGAAAACTCTCGGAGCATTGCCGTCAACCATCTTCAGTGACACGGTAGGGTCCACAGTGAATTCGGAGCCATCCTTGGCGTTGATGGTAAACGCAGGGTAGTCGATAGTCTGAACGAACGTTGGGTACTCATAGACCTCCTCAGTGAATGGGTTGTACCACACGCGGCCGGTAACGAGGCTAACGTCATCAACACCCTTGTCAGTGCCATAGAGGTTCACCAGGATACCCTCGGAACCTGCGTCGATACGCTCGCTGCAAGAAGTTAAACACAACGCTGAAAGAATCAGCGACAACATGAACACGAATTTAATCTTTTTCATCTTTTTTATTTTTAAATGTTAAACAATCCGTTGCGATGGAAGCGAGAATCCATAACAGGAGGATGGCCACGCTTACGATGTTCGTTGTCGTGTCTGCCTTGCTCACTCCCCTGAGTCCGACATCTACGACCATGAGGGTTATTACAACCCACGCCACGAATGCGGCGATTTTCCATTTGATTTTCTTCATTGTATCTATTTTTTAATTATAGTCTAGAACAGATCCTTGATTCTTCGGAAGTCCTCGCCATCCGGAACCGGGCAATCCTTCACCCACTCCATGTCCTTCACTTTCCACATAGACAGGTCAATGTCCTTAGGGAGAAGAGCCTTCATATCTGAGAAGAGGTTGAGGCGGAGGGAGCAGTCAGGATTGAAACCATTGTCGTTCCATCTGTATTTCTTATGTCTGAGCATCACATCGTTCATTTCAATGAACTTTACCACATCGGGCTTGCTGTGGAGCGTGAGACAGATTCCGTCGAAGTCATAGCTGCGATTGCGGAGTGTTCTGTAATCGACCCATGCCGTATAGAGGAAAAGTCTAGGTGCAGGGATTCCGAGCGTACGGAATACGTTTCTGATTCCGTGAGCAAGCCACATTGTCTTTCCGTTGCAATCCGGCAGAAGAGGTTCTCCACCAGTGATACTAATCTCATCGTAGTCCAATCTGTCAACTACCGGAATCTTCTCGAAGTCGAACTGGTTGTTGCAGCACATAGGGCACTTGTTGTGACACTTTGCAGTCACCAGCAATCTTAGTTTCTTGTTCATAATCTCAATATTTTATTTATGTATATAACACCTCTATACCCATAAGAAATATGGGATAGAAGATTAGTGTCTGTTACTTTTCTTTATTCCATATTTGTCGCAAATCTCGCAATACGCTCCGTACGCCATTTCGTCTGCCATCTCGTTATAATGGTCGCCGTTGTGACCTTTTACCCAATGCAAGCGAACTCCAGCAACGTGGCGAGAATGCTTTTGGTAGAGTTCCCATAGGTCACCATTTGTGTCCGGCTTGTACGTCTTCTCCAGGGTCAGTATGCTATATTTGCTATCAGTATAAACATCAACACAAGCGCCGTCCGGGCAGGCATTGACCGCAGAAATTATGGCAAGCAGCTCCATACGATTGTTCGTAGTGTTGAGTTGGCCGTGATTCTTGACTCTAACAACTTCTCCATCCTTGATTAAGACGTAAGCAGATCCACCTGCCTTTGTGGCCGAGTTGTTATCACAGCTACCGTCAGTATAGGCGATATAGTGCATGCCGTTATCCGGGAACTCCTCTTCTTCTCCGCTTTTTTCTGATACTGATGCTCGTTTGTATGGTTTGCGACCGAATTTTGGAAGAACGATGCCATTATAGCATATAACCAGTATCTGCCAGCTCTTTGGAGGGTCGCCGTTTTTCTTCCTCCAACCAACTTTTTGGCAGGTTTTCCACAATTCTGATGTGAACTCTCTGTCATTATACCCAAGCTTCAGTGAGCAGAAGTCCTCAAACTCCTCGCGCGTGGGTATAATAATATTATTTTCTTTATCTTTATCCATGATATAATATTTTATTTAAATTTATACTTACATTATTTAAAGAATATGGAACAGGTTGCAGATAGCTGATTGAGAGAATCCCCCTTACCCACAAGAAAAACTTGTAGGTGCGGGATTCCTCGAATGGCATGGACCCAGTATATTGACCCTTCATTCGACCTCTGCACGAACTACACGTGCTTCAGCGTCGCAGCTTTCGGATTGTAGCATCCACCCTTCTCGTGCCTTCTGCGATTAAACCCTGCACTTTTGCCATGAGTCCCACTTGCATTTAAAGTCTTGGTGTGCGTGGTGTATTTAGCCGTCTCTTCCACCTTGACTTCGAGGAATAGGATAAAAGAAATTACCCTATCCTCTACTCAGTCGCTCTCCGAGTATTGGATAGGGTATATCATGGAGTGGCAAAAGCCACTAAGATAAAGCATATTCAATTTATCAGCGAGCGATTTCTGATAAGCTGATGCAAAGATACGACGATTATCCTTACCCTCCAAATGCCTGATTTGTGTCAAAAATCCGCTCATTCAAGTAAAAAGTAAAAACAAAACTCTCGAAAGTGCTGATTTGGCTACGCATTTCGATTGAAGTAAAAACAGGAATTTGTGCTATTTATTAAAGTATGGAATATTTACATTAACCCTTTTTAAGGAAAAAGTGCGTTTTTTGATGTGTTTTTAGTGGTGACTTTTAATAAAATAGCCGCCTATCTGTTAAGTGATAAGCGGCTATAGTGTACGAGAAACTCCGATTACAGATGCCCTATATCCTCCTTGGATATCCAGGTTCCGTGACTTGGCTGTTTGTCAAGGGTACAACCGGTAAGGTCCTTCACCCCAAGCTCCTTGCAAAGGTCCTCGTCATGAAAGTCAGCGTAGCACCACCACTTTGTCTCTTTGGTGGCGGTATCCTGCAATTCTAGCACGACATGAGGATAAAAATGATGTTCTGTACTTATGACTTTGTACATATAAGTTAAATTCGTTAATTGATGTTGAAGAAATATTGTTTTCTGAAATAAATCCACTATCTTTGCACATGTCTTCGGAAGACTTTAATCGAACCTTTATGGAATTGAAATAAAAATAAACTTCCGTTGACGGTCAATTCTTCGGAATTGTGGATTTAAACGCTCATAAAGAGCAAATTTCTACTATCGTAGATGTCAGACTGTAATGGTCTGTGGTAGCCCCGGCTTAGGTCGGGGCTTTTTCGTTCTACTACATCCGTAGAGATTCACTTTAATTGCTTTTTGAGCAAATTAAATATCATATTTTCCTCTGCTTCGTCGAGGTTGTAACAGGCGTGAGGGAGGATGGTAGTTTTCTTGTTATCTCGATGCAAATAGATAATATTCGCATTCTCATGCCATGGACGTGATTTATAGCATCGCTTCACCATCTCCGAGAACGACGTGTTCTCATTTCTTGCGAAGCTGGAATCCCAGGCGTTCAGGAGTGCAACGATCTGCTTCCAACTTAATTCATTTAAGTCGATATTGCCATTTTCCTTCACTGTCTTTTCTAATATATTCTCCATATTCTATTGACTTCACCGTGATGTCGAGGGCTTAGATTGAGGGGTGGTTAACCCCCTCGTTTCCTTATTATTCTTTATCTAAATTAAGCTGGTCTTTCAAAGCATCATCGAGTGTCCAATCTGCTTTTTCGTACACGGCTTCACCTGCGCCTGAGTTAAAATCAATATAATAAAAACTGCTATCTTCGCTTACAGTAACGTTATATCCCTCGTATTCAATTTGCTTCTCCGTCATAGGGATAAAACGAACACATTTCTTCTTTAGATAGTTTTCTACTTCGTTTTCAAATTTATCATCTACATAGATAAAGTTCTCTCCATTCTTCTCAGAGAATGTAGCTTGCGGAATATCTGCCATGAACTCTTTTTGAAATACTTCTGTATCAACGATATTGTTGATGATATTAAATTTCTTCATATTATTTCCGCTTGACCGTGATGCGTAGGGCTTAATTGGTTAGTCAACGAGATCAAACCCGTTGATGTTTATGTATTCGTTATTGTCTTCGTGCTCCATGTTCCACTTTCCAACTTCAAGTATCGTGACAGAATCACGACCGAGCAGTTTTGCTGCATACTTTAGAGCCTCATTTTTATTCTTAAACTCTTCTCTGTGATATTCTCCCTCTACATACGAAGTCAATACAGAGCGACAGTTGAAGTATTTGCCTTCTGCGTCGTTTGTAGCATAGACCTCACACATTTCCTCTTCCACTATAAAGTACACTTTCATACCGTCATAGTGTTTTTCGAGGAGCTTATTGAAGTCCGTTGCTCCCCATGCCTCCTCTGCCTCGATGCTCAAGAGATCATCTGACAGCTCAAGATACTGGATGAATCCACGAATGTAGCTGTCACCAATTTCCTCGCCAAGAGCCAGGATAATATTTCCTTCCCAGTTCTCAGATGCTCCTTCCTCCATTACAGGACGCTCTTTGTTCATAAACGCCTTGCAAAGGTCGTTTAACTCCTGAAGGTCCTTCTGGTTGCCTTCAATACGATAGCTTGTTGATGCCCAATTTGCCATAATTCTTATTTTTAAAAAGTTATTAATTGCAGGAGCCGAAGCTCCCTATTTTTGGCTAATCGGGGCCGTTTTAAAAATCCCCTCCTACCCTCACGGGCAAGAGAGGACAACCATTTAAACAAATCTAGCTATGAAAAACTAGAAATATCTTATTTTCCGCACTTAACAACTTCGAAAACACGATGCTCTCTGTCAGCGGAAAGTCTGTTACCGTCTTCGTCACACATGTGGCCGTCTTCGTTGACCCACATCTTCTGGTTGAACATCTCTTCACACATACCGATGGAAAGAAGGTATTCCTGCGCTTCAATGGAAACATTCTTGCCAGTATTCTCTGCCTGCCTGAAGTTTTCTATGAGCTCCGGGTTAAGGTCAGGCGCCGTATCGTCGTACTCGTCCATCTCCTCGTGGTATTGGAAGTTCAGTGACTCCAATTCCTTTACCATAGCGGAGTTCGTAGAAATCTCGCCTGTGAGTGCCTTTATGACCGTCTGCTTTATAAGCTCGGCATACTTTTCCTGGCACTCATTGATGAGTTCTTTTTTATTATCTTCTGCCATATTCGTTATTTAATTGGTTAAACAATAGCAGGAGATGGCTAATGACCATCTCCAGTTTTAGCTTGGTCCTCATCTAAACCATCATCCAGATCCTTATCGTATACACCGAACAGTCTCAGGGTACTGCTGTCAATCTCCGTCTTCCCGACAATGTAGCGCTGCGTCATCTGGATATTAGGCTTACCGTTACTAGTATGCCCCATCATGACGGCAATCTGTTCCAATGGTACGCCTTTCTTGGAGAGATTCGTAGCGAATGAACGTCTGCCGGTGTGTGAAGAGATAAAGAGGTACTTCTTTCCGGTCTCTTCCTTACCTGCATGGAACACCTTCGTGTTTGCATCTATTCCGCATTCACGGCAGATGTCACGAAGAGTTCGGTTGAAGGTCATCTCGCTGATTTCGCCAGGTAGAGGCTCTGGACCCGTGCCGCTTACCAGGAACGGACGGAGCTTCTTGTGAAGAGGAACCCTTACCTCTGTCTTGGTCTTCTGTGCCACATACACCAAGAAGTATCCGGTATCATCGATGTTCTCGGGGGTTATCCTCTGACAATCACTGTATCGTGCTCCACAGAGGCATTCCATGAGGAACATGCGCTGAACATATCTCTTCGTCTGTCCCCTTGGATTGTAATTGATGATTCTGTTTATCTCCTCATCAGAGAGATAGACAGACTGGACCGGTACGGCCTTCGTTCTGAGTATCTTTCCGAATGTAGGGCTATTAATCTCCTTCGTAGCATCGTTCTCACGTATCACTGCCTTGATGGTGGCGCATACGGTCTTTGCGGAGTTGGGAGCGTAGTTCTCCTTGATCTTCTCAAAGAGGTCACGGAGGTTGTCGTCGGTGATGTCTTCCCACAATGGCTTGTGGCCCAACAGCTCCTCGAACATTCTCACGACCTTGATGAACTTCGGATACTTCCAGATGTAGGCTCCATAGAAGGTGTTGTGCCTCCATGCGTTGCTGTGATAGTCAGAGAACCAGCCCTGCTTGATTGCGAGCTTGTACTTCTCTTGCAGAACAGGGCTCAACAGTCGTTCCCAGTCTCTTGTCTTGATTCTTAATTCTTCTGTCATAATTCTATTATTTTGGTTACTAGTGGCAAAGATACTAAAAGTTTATAATATAAACCATCACCTTTGCCGTTTTTAACGCTAAATTAACTTTCGAGCTCGTTGTTTAGCTCGTAGGCAATACTGGCGAGCGACTCGAAGTCCATCTCGAAATCCGTAGAGGACACTCTCTTCGCCACTCTTTTGTAGTTCATTACACGGAGCGTGATAGCCGGGATGGAGGTGTTCTCGTCATTGATTTCAATGAGGACAGCTTCGAAGATTTTGTCGCGGCACATAACTGGATGCTTCAGCTCTTTGCTGAGGATTCCGTGCTCTCTCATAATCTCACGGATGGTGCATGCAAGTTCTATCTTTGCCGTTGAACGCAACTCATCAATCTTGTCTTTCAATACTTTTCTATCCATAATCTTAATATTTTGGTTTAACTTGATGCCCACCGTTCCCGGCAGGCTTGTTTGGCTTAGTCTTTTCTTTCGATATCAAGGCCCGTAAGCACGCCTTTCATATAGGCTAATGTCTCTTCCTTGCATTCCGATAGAAACTTCTGGCAGCCATCAATGATAACGCCGTACTTACCGCTCGGATAATTCTGTAGAGAGCACGAGTGGTAATGCTTTCCGGATTTCTCCTCGATTTCTCCTGCGAGTCGCTTCCCTTCGTCGGTCTCATTTGGGCGATTTTCTGGGTACTCATCGTAAAAATACTCGTGCCATAAATCTAGTAGCATATCCTTGCAATCCTCCATATCTTGCAAAATATCCGATAATTTGTATGGCGCGCCGTTAGCACCATGCCCATCCTCGCCAATCCATTTACTGGCTTCCTCGTCAGGATCGAAGTCGCTATAATATTGATACAACTTATCCATGAAGTCAGACTTATTGCCATTCTCGAACCAAATTGTGGCGATGAAGTCTTGGTCTTGTGGGGAATACTTCTCTAACTCGACGCAAACCTCACCTCTTTCGTTAGGTGTATCGTCAACATTATAACTCCATCCTAAATCCCCTGCTAACTTTAAAAAATCATTCATATTTTTAATTTTAATTGGTTAATACTGGGAGCGTGAAACAGAGTGTTCCACGCCTTGTCTGGCTTTACACCGGCAGAGACACGATGTATTCCTTCTTCTTCTTTCGTGTTCTGCCCGTTACGGAATATCCGCAGATGTTTCTCAGAGAGAGTGCGGCTTCCGTAAGAAAAGGCTCGTTGACAAAGATTATCGGTCTCATCATCTTGTTTCGTACCATCAGCTGATAGTCGATGAAGTCGAATGGGTCGTCGGGGTCTTCCGCCTTCTTCTCCCAGATGCTTGCGTCCAGCATTTCAATGAAGTCTCCCTCTGGGGGATTGTCCATATCAAGGAATCTCTTCGGAACAAGCAAAATTGTTTCCTTTGGTTCATGTGTCATAAAGAAATCTGAAACAACGCTACAGAATATGTTCAGATTGAACACCTTCGGCTTCAAGCCCTTTGCCTTCAAGATCTCATTAACGTTAACGATTCTTGCTACTGCCATAATTCACAAAATTTTAATTGGTTAAACTTGGGGAACAAAAAACCGGCGTGTCTCACGACAGACCGGCTTGAACCATTTAAAAAAATCTAGTTATGATAAGGAGTCAGCCGCTGCTAACGACTGACCTGTTTGGCTAATCTACGTCCTTTAGGACATTCCAGTTGAAAGTCACGATAGCCTCGTTGTCATCAAGTTCAAACGAGATGATTAGTTGCTGGCCTTTCCTCTGCTCATCGATGTACTGCTTGAATCTCGGGAATAAGGATGAGTGGATCATCTCAAATGCGTTTCCTGTAAGATTCTTTACGATTGTACTAGTGAACAAGTCGAGGTCTTCGCAAGTTCGCAATATCTGAGGAATACATTTTGCCGTGACGACATTCCCATTGATGGTTGCCATCACGGGGAGTCCGGCGATGAATCCGAGATACACATTTCCATTGAATGAATAGTTCTCGTCATCGAACATATTCTCTTTCCACCAGTCAAGCATAACATTCTTGTTATCTAGAGGTGCAGGAACAAGGGAATTCACATCAATCTTCTCTTTAATCTCTTTCATAATCCTTCATTTTTGGTTAGACATAGAATCGGTTACCGAATCAGTAACCGACTTTTGGCTAGAATGGCTCCCGGCTTGCGCCTTACTTTAGTAGTTTGATCTGGAGAGCTTTAGCTCGAAGGATTACCTCCAGTAGTAACTGGAGGAGATCCTCTCGTTGCAGAAGCTCTTGTGAATTGCTGCCGAGCCACCATTCTTCAGGCGGCGAACCTTACTACTTACTGGCGATTACCTTCTCGACCTTAGCCTTATGCCACTCGTTAATCTTGCCCTGGATGTCGATATCGTTCTCTATAATGAGCTGCTTGAGAACACCGAGCATTCTCCAACCCTCTTCGTCGTAGAGCTTGGCTTTTGACTCAAGCTCCTTCAACGAGTTGGCTTCTGACATCTTTCGTCCGTTTTTCCAGAATCTGGCTCCGTGGAACATGATGAGGTTTCTCATCGTGTAGTAGGAACCAGAGCCCTTATAGGCATTGATGAAGGCATCAGACTGCTTGGTGTCCCATGCGAGATGCTTGCGCTTCTTGTTGAACTCGTGAACGGCATCGTAGACTTCCTTGTAGGTATTGCTGTCATACATCTTGCGCGCAAGATTACCGAGAGGAGCATATACCTTCTTCTCTAAGTCTGCGACAAAAATGTCCTCGTTCTGAAGACGTACGTAAGGATTGCCCTTACAGGTATGCTTGAATGTCTTCGTCTTCTTTCCGTTCTTGTCTTTCTTGACCTTCCAAATAAGGTTGTCGTCCACATACTTGCGGAGCTTATTGATGTAGTCATAAGCCATATCGGCAGCAACGTAGCCTCCGAACCACCTGTTTCTCGCGCCGGCATTCTCGTGATCCCCGTGAGCTGCCATCTTCATCTGAGCATAGAGCTCATTTTCAAGCATGCGCCACTGATACTCGTAGCCATTGTGCTGCAAGACCTGGTTGAATGACCAGTTCCATCCGTCCATCTGTCTGAGCATGTGGAACATCTGGCTCATCACCCAACGGCGGAACAGCTTCCAGTTACTTACGTATCCACCCTCGACAATCTGCTTGCCTACCGCATCGATGGTCGCATCGTCCATATCAACAGGGACCGCAGCGCCATTCTCGATCTTGATAAGCTTGTCGTCACCGAGAGGGAAGTACTTACTTACGTCAACGCCTGCTGCCTTAAGAGCTTCGATGCGCATCTGCGCCTTGGTCTTCTTACCAGTAGCCTCTACATTGCTAGTTACGATGTTCAAGTTCTCACCAGTGATTGTTACAATCTGCTTCATAATTCTAATTATTTTAAATTGGTTACTAAAAATTTATTTAACTCTAGTGGATGAGGCTTACGCCCCACCCTTGTTTGGCTCAATCCAGTCTCTGAGGATAATCAGGTCCTTGTCGTTCTTGGAACACCAGAACCATGTTCCCCATGAGTTGTCCCACCAGAGGTTGCCTCTGAGTAGCTGCATAAGAACATACAGCTCGAGCTTGCATCTCGCTACTTCACGTCGCTCTCCGTACATCATATCTTCGTCTGAGAGCTCTTTCTCGGGCAAAGCCTTGAAGTAGTATCGGCGATGTGATTCGGAGCGTTCTGACGGCACAGAGTGCTTGTATGCCGCATATCTCTGCTCGATGCCAACAAACACAACCTCGGGTGTAAGGTAAGGTGTGTCTTTCGGCTTGTCTTCCTCGGACATTACTACCTTGCCGTTCACTCTGCATGTTCTCTTCTGGAAGTTTATGGTGAACTTAGCACCATTCTCAACTTCATTGATAATCTCGTCGTATGTCATATTCTTCAAATATTGGTTTGTAGGAATGGAGCATTACAGCTCCATGTTTTTGGCTTCTTCAACCAAGTCGTAATAATCTCCCTCGCTATAGAGCTCAAACTCATCTTTATCACTCCAATTCTTTGCTCGTATATATAGGTAGAATGCTTGTTCGATAGTCAGGCCTGTAGCAGGTGTACTCTCAAGAAATTCCGCCATACATACGTCATCGTTGAAGTAATCCTCTTTCAGCTGATTGAATGTTATTTTCTCCATAATTCTAAAATATTGGTTAATATGAAGGCGTAGAATTACTACGCCGTTTTTAGCTTCCCTTGAGTGCTGATATATAGGAACGCACCTCAAACAGGGTAAACTCATTGTCGGAACACGACTTTCTTAAAGAGAATACAAATTCCCTTCCTTCGATCACGTACTGGCAATCCGAACTAGTGTCATCGCACCTTGATATCTCTATTACGATATCGTTTCGTGTACTTCCGGTAAATATGCCTACTCGTAAAGTCTTGTCGTAAGCATACTCCATCTGAATCTCATGCAACTGCTTAAGTATCGACTTGATCACATCTTTCTTTTTTCTTCTCATAATTCTAAAAAGTATTGGTTGATAGGAGTGCGCTCAGAGAATCTGTTGCGTAACTATATGCTTTTGATATATACAGTATTATAGTCCTGAGACTCCTGGATATAATCCAGTGATTCTCAGGATGCTGAATACTGTATTTACAATCGATTCTCCTTGCGCACCATTCGGCTCGCAATAGCTATAGCATAGCCTCAGTAGTGTGTTGCATTCCTGTATCGTCTTGATTATTGCATGTATAAGAACGGGACGCGTACCGGGCAACCGCCAGGTTGTGTCCCGTTGTCACATTACATGCAACTGAATCTGTTCTACTCTTGGCTATGCGTCGTGATGCAATTCACTTGGTTTTTGTAGGTACACTTATAGGTCTGTTGCCTTCCTCTATCTTGACGATTGAGGGATCTTGCAATACGCGAGATTGCTGGTATCACCAGCCTTATCGCGTTGATACAGAGATCGCGACATAAAGAATTCCTCCTCGTGTACCTCGTTGGCAATAACGTTGTCTTCATCTGAGAGCGTGGCACGTAGCTATAACAGCTTGATTCGAGGGCTGTTGTAAGCCGCCGGAGTACCGGATAGTGTTCCGGGAGGCCGGCGGCATGGAAACAGCACTCATAAATTCACTCTCCTTTGAAGACTACCCTCGTGCTAGGGTAATTCCCTGACCGATGGCTCGGCACAATGCTTTATGTTTCTGATTTGCCACAGGATTCGCCAGAATTCAGGATCCAGGACAATGCGCAAATTGCGCAGCCGTCCAGGATCCGGACTTCTGGTTAAGAGACCTGTTGCATAAACTTCAGCCATTCATCAGGGAGTGGTGGTGTGCGCCACCGATGGAAGTCATACGGACCGGCACATTTCTGTACTTCGTTGATGAGCTACGCCTTGTGCGTCTTCTGTATGTGCCTTTTGTACCTCAAGCATAGCTTGGGTCGAAAGCTACAGGAAGAAGATGTCTTTGAGGCGTTGCCTAAATCCGTCCGTCCTTCTCCAACGTCCGTGTGCTCGGTTACAGAGCCTGCCGGTCAGAAGATACTGCGCATAGCTATATCAGATTGATAATATCCTGGTGGAGAGGATCGCAGGGCCATCTATGATTCGGAGATAGGCCCGCGATCTTCGAGACCGGATGTTTAAAACATTCTTCTTCATCCCGGCAGTTCCTTGCGCTAGGTGCTCATCTACAGAGTATTCACCAATGTGTTGTACGCTGCCCTGCTCGTTCGCAAGGCATTCTGGGCACAACCGATTGATAGATACCCCTTGATTTCGCTCTCTGTCTTACCCCTGTTGGCTTTCACGTTCCTGCCACGACCTCGGTCTATGCAACCTACAGCCTGAGTCTTCACGTATCCGAGACCACCGACCTTTCTCTTGCCTGTCTTGACCGCACGGATGCAGTCCATGACAAATGCGTTGAGCTTATCGATATCTTCTTTCACGTTAATGACCGGAAGAACCTGAGTAGACCAGGAATAATCGCAGTACCCCTTGTAGAGATATCTGTTTACAGCATTGATGGCTTTCGTCATCGTAGTATCACGCTTCTTTATCGTCCTTTTCTCAATCTCCTTCTGGAAGGTCTTGATACGTGTGGACGACAGAGAGATGTTGTGACCCTTGATGGAATACCCGAGGAACTTGAACCAGTGATTAGCATCAAGATACTCAACTTTCTTCGGGTTGAGCGTCATCTGCATCTTCTCCAGTTCACTCTTCAGAATACCCATAGCTTTCTCGTAGTCCTCGCCTACAAAGAGAATATCGTCAGAGTAACGGACGTAATATCCGTTCAGATTCGACAACATCTCATCGATATGGTATAGAACCACGTCAGCCAGCCATGCAGCAACAGAGCATCCCTGCTTGAGGGACTGATACTTCTCACAGAGGTTATTTTCCTCATCGAAATAGATATCTGTGTGATAGTAGTCACGGATGACATCTATCAACGCGGACTTTCCGTACTTCTCCTCTACTTTGTCAAATGCCCAGTCGATGAATCGAATAGGCACGTTGTCAAAGTACTTGGATAAGTCGGACTTGAATCCGATGATTTTACCATCTGCTGAGTATATTATCCGAGACACTTCCTGCACCACACGACCGCAGCCGATACCTTTCTGGTATGACGTACAGCGTGGATGCACCATCTCTGGCATCAGCTCGAACAGGAGGTCGTTGGCGATGCTCAAGAGGATTCTGTCCACAGCCTCATTCACATAGACCGTACGGAAATCTCCGTTGTCTTTCGGAATCTTGGCTGTATGTGGCGGCATTATCTTGTAATTTCCGCTCTTGATCCTCTGATACATAGCCAGACGAGCCTCTGGTGTAGTCAGCTGATACATTACTGCTTTGTTCATGTCCTTGAATAAGCCTTTCTCGATAGCATACTGCCATCTGGCTTTCTCGAAGAACATCTCTAGGATTCTGTCTTCATTCATAATTCTTCTTGTTTTGGTTATAGTGAGAGGGAGCTGCCCTCTCTTTTTAGGCTACACGCTTACTTTCCACACATCTTTTCGTTTCTTTCCAATGCTATCTGCGTACTCGACAGCAGAAAGCATTGTAGTTTTCATCACGTACTCTCCTTGTGGAGAAATTACAAACCAGAAGCATTCGCTGAACTTGGATTTCTTGAACGACTTTGCAATTTGCATCATCTTGCGCTCTATCAGGCGATTCTGACTTTTTAAGCCAGGCTCATCAAGAACCTTCTTCGACCAATTCTTCTTTGGCTCCATCGCTCTGAATTTTGCGATAAAATTGCCCAATGCTGATTTCTTAGCCTCTTCCACTGTATCAGCATCGATAGAGAACTCGTAATGACGTGTACCTGTTCTATTTACAAACAGGTATTCGTGCTTCTTGGATTTATCTATGCGACCTCCGTTCAACACTCTGTAAACGTCTGCTTTCATAATGATGTCTGTAAGCTCTTTAATTTCACTCTTTGTCATACTCTTAATATTTTGGTTATTGCGCGCAGTCCTTAGCTGCGCTTTTAGGCTAAAAAGTTTTCGCCATTTCTACAAGTCTCTGCTCTAACAGACAGTGGTCGCAAGAATTAACAAAGAGTTGATACGCTTCTTTAAAAGTCGGTATGTTTTCTTCCTTAAAAGAACGAATAAGAATGCCGTTTCTGTATTGGTAAGCCCACACACGTAGGTCTGCGTTTATCCCAATAGTGTACGATGTACCAAGCTCCTTGCAGCGAAAATGAAGCACATATTCCTTATTTGCTCTATTCTTTAATCGGGAGGCTGTCATATTCTTAATCGGACGCCTGTTGTAGTCATTGTCTCTTAAAATCTTCATATCTATAATGTTTTGGTTATTGGTAGGGAGATTACTCTCCCCGTTTGGCTAGTCGATGTGCTGGAGTACTGTGTTGCCATTTTCTTCTGCTTCTCTCCAGTACTCCTGATCGTCATCAATCTCAAATTGCTCACCGCTGTAGTTATCTTCGCGAGTGAGTTCAATTACTCCGTCGCTATACTCGTACTTGGCTTTGTCTATAGCCTCTTTCTCACTCTCAGCATCAACGCTGACTACCTTGTTTAAAGTCTCTGTGACTGATACGTAATATCTCTTCATAACTCTTGTTATTTTGGTTAATATTGTTCCGTGTCGGGTCTCGAACCCGATGTGCGCCTTGTCGCTCACGGATGATAGATGTTAGAGTCTCTTGAGAGCAGCTTCGATGTCTGCGACTTTTTTGTCCTCAATCTTCGATATTTCTTGTAATATCTCGTCCAAGTGAGTAACAAAACTAAGTGCATCTACTACGCGACCAACCTTCACATTAAGGTCACCAGCATGTATGTCGCATATACCAAACTCTTGCAACAAATAGTAAATGGTGCCACTCTTTATCGCAAGAAGAATGCGTTTAACACAACTTATTTGCACGGTAATAACTCTGAAGGTAATACCACAGCGAGGGATGAAGATTTCTGCCATGTCAAGCTCAATGAGCTTATCGCATATAGCTTTCGCCAGTTCCTCGCACTTTTTTTTCAGTTCTTGAGACTTGTGTGCGTAATCGTCACGTCCAAGTACTTTCCACATTTCTTTTTTCTCCATAATTCTTAATAATTTATTGGTTAATAATGTCAGAGGGATTCCTCCCTCCGTTTTTAGGCTAATGCGTTCAATGCTCTGTGTGCGTTGTATGCGACAGGGTTGACGTACTTTATTTTCTCCCACTTTTTACGCTCACAAACTTTCAGGCAATACTCATGTGCTATATTCTCTGATAGTGCATCGAACGTGTTGTGTGTAATATCTGATGGCTTACCGAAATAAACTCTGTAACCATCCCTGTAGCATACTATACGTCTGCCAAGTCTGTAGATTGTTCTACTGCCTTTTTCAACAAATGTAATTCTTTCCATAATTCTCTGTATTTGGTTATTGGTAGGTAGCCAACTGGCTACCAATTTTAGGCTTCGCTCCATGCTTTCCACGCTTCATTCGTGTTCTTGGTGATTGCCTCGTTCCAAAGCTTCTCCATGTTGTAGAAAATTTCCTGAAATGCTTTAGGGGTATCCTTCGGATCAATCTTCTTGCCGAAATACGGGCGTCCACATCTTCTTTCGTCGTGCTCCCAGATGCACCGTATCATTCCCGTCTCCGTTGGAGTGCATCCGAGGAATGTTCCCATTGTACCGCATGTCTTTTCTCTAAGCCACTTCGGATAAGGAACGTAGATTGTCCACGCATCCACGCAGTCACGGAACTTCTTTCTTGTGTCGTGATAAAGTTTCAATTTCATAATTCTTTGTAATTTGGTTGATAGAAGAGGAGCATGCAAGCTCCCCTTGGTTAGGCTGCATCTTTCGGCTCTAAGCCGTGTTCTTTGATAACCTCTTCGATGAGGTCATCAGCATCTTCGAAGTACCCTCCGCAACAGGATTCAATCTGCTCCCACTCGTAGGAATCAGAAGATTTACCGTCTTCGTACAATTTTGTATACGGGCGTTTCTTTTCTAGGACGTAACTTTTTACATCACCCCACATCCACATACCGATATTCTTAACCTCGCTCTCAAATAGCTCGATAGCACGATTCTTCCAGTTCTTGGTATTCGTATCCACCATCTTCTTGAAGCGCTCCTTGTCACAATAGGCAACACCTTCTACGTAGTCTCCCTGGCAGTATCCTGTGGAAGACCACTCGTATATCACGATTTCGTAAGCTATGTCATCAAGCAGCCAGATCAAGTCCTCGTTGTTCATAGGCTCAATCATCTCTGCTCTCATGTCATAGTTCTTGATTTCGTCAGGAGTGAACTCTACCGAAGTCTTGTACGCCTCTCTGCTGTCGTAATAATCAAGTTCCCATACATGAGAGCTTCTATCATACGATAATTTAGCAGAGCGGTGCTTGTTGCTCTTCAGATATTTTACAAGACGATTCTGCGGAACATACTTGTATACAAGCTCACGGAGAGCATCCTGCAAGCTGTGGTCGTTTGTGTCGTATTTTCTATCATATATTTCATCCCAGTTGCAGCCGTTACTTAATCTTCCACTACCACAACTGGTATACTCCCAAAGATACACACCTGCCAAATCCCATGCAGAGCAAGGCGATTCAGCGTCCTCATCCTGGTAAATGGTGATTCTGTAATCACCGATTTCCTTCTTTGCAAATTCGTAACTCATAATCTAATCATTTAAATGGTTCATAATGGTTCCCTCCGAAGAGGGATTTTAGCTGATTAAACTCTCATTGAGCGTGTACGTATCAATGTCGTACTCGTAATCGGTTCCGTTGGTACACTGGGATTGATGGCGGTAACCACGCAAATCCTCAATCTGCTCTTTTGTTGCTCCATCGTCCTTGGCTACCTTGCAACATCTTCTGATGCTGCCTGCTATAACAAGTAGTTCACGGCTGCTGTATGTATGCCAGTTGTCTGTGCGATAGAGAGCATAAACTTTCTTTGCCATAATTCTGTAATTTAATTGGTGTTTGTAATGGTTCCCCACATTATCGTGGGGAGTTTTAGCTAATTATGGCGATATCGCCACATTTTCTGTAGAAATACTTGTACGCTTCAAGCTCATCTGTCCCAGGGACATCTGTAACCTCTAGTTTGCCGGTATCCTTATTCACCTCAGCTACTGAGAATGTGTTGTCGTGAGTCCACTTGATGAGATCCACGCGTCTTGCCGCATTCTCTGCTGACTCGACGATTTCACACTTCAGTAAATCGTCATTCAGGATTTTCTCTAATTCACTCATAATTATAGATTAATTATAGTTACACATTATTTCTGTCTCACTGATAATTTCAGCACAATACTTGCAGCGATGGCACATTATGTAGCCTTTTGCCAGTAATTTGCTGAACCTCGGGTATGGGCATTTCTCGCCCATACCAGCTCTCGTAATCTCAATTTTAATCATATTCAATCTGTATTGGTTAATAGAAATCCCCACCCGTGAGAGTGAGGATTGGTTTGGCTTAATACAGAAGAGCTCTGAAACAAAGCTTGTCGCTTATTACACCATCTTTCTGTAGCCCGTCCTTCCAGTCATTGAAAGTCATGTTCAAGTCAAGGTTGAACTTTGTCTTCTTGCCAGTGTAGTCGATACCACACTCGTCGCAAAACTGCCAGAATGCTTCACGAAGCTGCTTCTGGTTTGTGATCTGATATTTATTCGCCATAATTCAAATAATTTATCTTGGTTAAACAATAGAAGGCACGCTCAGACATGGGCGCACCTTTTTAGGCAAATACTACTCTTCTTCATCTTCATCCTCTTCCTCTTCTTCATTGTCTTCTTCGTCTTCGTCAAGACAATAATAGCTGTCAAGCTCATCTGCGCCGGAGTAGCCTTCATCTTTACACTGCTCGTAACTGCGTAGTCCCGTCTTGGCATAAATAATGTCTGTCATCGTTTCCTCGTTCAAGCCATTTATATCCGAGACAAGTCTAACCTCGTCCTCTGTGGCGATATTGTTATCAACAATGAAATCCCACAGCATAGCCTCAATACTTTCTTTCATATCCTTTGAATATTTAGTTAATAATAGCTCCTACGTGTCTCCACGCAGGATTTTTTGGCTTAACGCTCCTCTACTTTCACGCTCACAGCATAAGGCAAGTCATCTCTGTCAACCTCCTCCCATTCATACTCAACGACAGTGCTCATGTATCTGTTCTCCATCTTATAGATGACGCCATCTATAGTTCTCTTACTGATGGTGCATCTCGTTTTCTCGACCTTGAACTTGACGTGAGCCTTGTATCCGTCATTAGTGAACTCAACGAGTCCTTCTCTTCTAGCAACTGCCACACATCCGTGGAATGCGTTGATGAATACATACTTTTCACCATCGAAATACACGTCAACGCGCGTATTGTTCTCTGTCCTCTTAATATACTCCATATCTATTGTATTTTTGGTTAAACATGGTTTCTGTGCAGATAGGTTGCACAGAATGTTGGCTAAAATCTTCTAGGACGCATGTACGCACGCTCAATCTCCTGAGCTTTCTTGTCCACACGAGAGGCACGTCTGTAATACTCGCTCTTGTCGAGCTTCTTTCTCGCACACTCCTCGCTGATAACTGCCTTGTGGCTCGCTACGAGCCTGGCAAGGAACCTTCTGTCTCCGTCTGTCATAATTCTAATTTTGATTTGGTTAATAATAGAAGTGTAGCCCTATAGGAGGACTACATTTGATTAGGCTATCTTTCTCCAACCTCCCTGAAACGGATGACCTCCGGCATCAACGCACGCCTCAATTTCCTCAACAGATAGGTAGTCAATGCGTATATACGCAGGATAACAATCAGGGTCCTCCATTGTTGGGTCTGTGTAGCAGTGCATATCATCCTCGTCGTCATCCTCGTAATCGTACAGTCCGTACAACTCATTCTTTTGGCAATACACGAGATAACGCTCCATTGCTTGCTCCAAGTCGTAAGCGTAGATGTCAATGATAGGCTCTACGTAACAGAACCGGTACAAATGCGTACCATCTTCCTTTGTGTTAAATGTGTTCATAATTTATTCTGTTTTGGTTAATAGCAGGCAGCACATTATCGTACTGCCCAGTTCTGGCTAGAGATTGTACACCGGACTTTCTGAAGCATTCAGGATAGAACTGCCGGTGAGAATGGAGAATGCACAGGGATCAAAACTCTCGATTTTCTTCATACTCTCGATATGCTTCTGTATCTCAGCACGTATGGATGACAGATTAAATCTGCCGTCAACTGGCAAGATAGAATCCATACCAGTCATTTCCACGATACTGAAATCCTCTGTAAATCTCATGTTCACAAGGTCAAACTTGTTAATCTTGTGGTAAAATTGTACCCATTTACTCATAATTCTACATTATTTGGTTTGCAGGAGAGGGAGATGAAACTCCCTCAATTTTTTCAGGCTGAGTACTCCTTGATGAAGTTCGTGAGGCTTGTTAAATCAGACTCTATCTGCTCACGGCTGTCAAAAATAGACAAATGCAGCGAAATACTGTCTAGCACCTCATCGTCAATAATGATGGAAGCATACACTGAAATGTATCGCCCGCTAGTTCCTACACCTACTTCTAGGTTGAAAAACTCGATACCGAACGTATCACGCTGCATCTCCTGCAATCTAGGCAGAATCTTACTGCGCAGATAATCTCTGCACTCTTCCCATTTAGGATTCTCTAATTTCTTCATAATCTTAAAATATTGGTGAATAGTATGCGTGACAAATGCCACGCACATTTTAGCCCATGCACAGCACCGCTATCTCCGAGAAACTTTTGGAGATAGCCTCCTTGCTACGATAATCTCTGTAGCCTCTAGTATTGTTGTTGTGCCACTGGCGTGCAGCAATCTTGATCTTCTCCATCTCGTGAAGCAACGCACGCTCGAAGTTTTTCTGTGATTTTCTGTCTTGCATAATTCAATTTGTTTAATGGTTCTACATAGTATGCCCAGGAAAATGCCTGAGCACATTTTTGGCTACTCGTACTTGTTGAGCATGAAAATCATAATAACACCATCGCCATTCTGGAGAGTCTGGCACTTGTTCTCGTCATTCATTATGCTTTCGCATATTCTCTCAAAGAACGGATATGGGTCTCCGTCAATACTCTTGTAATACAATACCATGTACGTACCAGGGATGAGAGGATAAGAATCCTCAGGATCTCCGCCGAATACGTCACACGCCTGTGTATCAATCAGGACACGACGTACAGAGAAATTGTCCTCAACTTCCTGTGCATCCATTCCACGCAAGAGGTCGATAACCTCATTCTTGCTCAAATCTTGCTTTAATATTCTATCCATATTTCTCTAATATTTTGGTTAATAGAAGAGAGGAGCGGAAACTCCTCTCGAATTTGGCTACTTTCTGAGACCTACGAACATTGTAGGTCCCTCTGCTGTGTAACTGGCGTTAAGCTCTGAAATCTCGTTCGCCTGGCTGATAACCGTCTTTCTCAGCATCACGTTTGCTCTGTGACAATTATACAGAGTAATCGATACTCCAAACAATGCAAAGCACACTACGACAAATAATGCCACAAAAATTTTCTGTTTCATAATTCTGTAATTTAATTGGTTATATTATCGTACTGCCCAAATTGAATGAGCAGTTTTTAGGCTGAAATTTTCCAAGCACAATTTTCGTACTTTCCAAATCTATTACGCTCCAGGCAGTACGAAACTTTCCAAGCGGAGCGTGGATCGCCACAGCTCACGGAAATACCACTTGCCCTTTTTCGTACTGCTCCAAATATGCACAAGCAGAATTCCGTAAAGAATTCCAAGCACATTCAGGAGAATTATCGTACTTGCCAGCATGACAAATGCCGGCACACTCTGAATAAATCCAAGCACAATTATCGTACTTGAATAAATAATCTGTCTCGCTGTCATAATTCTAATTTTATTGGTAATTGTTCCGTAGCCACACACGACAATTATCGTACTGGCTACAGATTTTTAGGCTAGAACTGCAACGGTAAGTCTTTTTCCGTTGTAGCTCATAAATTCTACGTGGCTGTATATTGTCTGTAAGTCTGCAATATACCGCTCCATCATTCTCCTCCCTCTGCAATCTAATGATATCGTACTCATAATTCTAATAATTTGGTTATTGTTCCCTACAAGTGTAGGGAGATTTTTGGCTACTGAATTCCGGCAGACCAAGCGAATCTTTCTTCTTCATCATTCAGTCTGTAGATACTGGAAAGCATACCAAACAGGCGAGGACTGCTGTTAACGAGTTCATCGTAGGCATCCTCTGCACTCTGATTTGTGACATTAATACGCACAAGCGTCTTTCCTATCTTCTTCAAAATCTGTTCTTTCATAATCTAAAATATTTAAATGGTTTGTAATTGTAGAGCGGAGATTTCTCCCCGCCCCATTAGCCAGGATGTGCATCTTTGCACCACGTTTTATCTTTATCGTCTTAACTACGTGGCTCACACCCTACAGTTATTATGGACTGCATCCAGTCAGTTTCTCTCGCTGCAAACTATTACGTTACCTGTGCCAACTGACAACACATTTCAGATAGCTCTCTTTTTTCGGATATACCTCACGTGAAATATAGCTACATTATCCACGGTGATTTCACGGATAACCACTCCGCACGGCTCACAACACCATATAGAATATGAATTATGATTTCTTTCTAGAACTCTCATCTCGCTAGATGATACAAATTCCCTAGCCGTCGTGCCGTCTCATCTCATTCGACGCTCACGCCAGGAATTTTTGCGTATCTCTCGGATGGATGTCTCTGAGTAACTCGTTACTCTCTCCCATCTCGGTGTGCCTCTCGCACTCTCGATTTACTGAGATACTTCTCTTGAATTTTGGCAATTAGTTCCCTGAGGGAGAATAAATTCTCTCTCTGAGTTAAGCCCACACACCACGACAAGGTTTCCAAAATCGTGTGGGAAAAATAAGGATACGACGATCCGCTCCAAGTTGAAAAACCTGGAGTAAAATTTCCCACTGGCTACCTGCTAGATAGTCAGTGGGGAAAATGTAGGGGAAAAGATAGGTAGTTTTTCGCTACCTATCTAGTTTGCTTACTTTTGCGCTGCTGCTAGTTTTGCCTGTAAATCTGCTATTTGCTTCTGTAAATCCGTGATAGTCTCAGACTTTTTCTTAGCTACCTTTGCACCGCCCACAAATTTGTGGTGCAAATCTGACAACTTACTACCTAGACGCTGCAAACTATCTATGATGCTAGTTTGTTTATCTTTGCCGTTATTATCAAACCACACAAAGAAATTAGGCAAATTGTGAGTGCGTGAAAACTCACTAACGGCGGTACGCACACACTCTGTTTGTAGGTTGCAATATGCCGTATCTGATAGCACGTACTTTGTAGCAAGTTTGTTATACTTTGCACGTGCATTCTCTAATTCTTTCTTTGCTGCCACTAACTCGCTATCTGTAGTTTCAGAAAGAAGCTTCTTTCTGTAGCTATTGAGCACATCCAAACTTTGTGCTAAAACAGCACTTTTCTTGCACTCGCTAACGTATGCAGCTACCTTCGTGCTTACGTGCTCGTAACCTTGAGCACCTTTTGTCTCTTTGTCCATAGTCTATTTATTTAAATGGTTGCAAAGGAAAATCCCTTTGTACCTACATAACTGCAAAGGTCGTACCAAACAACCAGTTTAAAAATAGCCTATTTATACATTTAACATCTTGTAAGTAGCTTATTATCAGTTAGTTATAAAGCTTGTAATAATTCCATTATATGGCAGTATTTGTGATTTTATGTTAATGTTATAATATTTTAACTCATCTGCCAAAATGGCAAAATGTAACTAGCTAATAATCAATACGTTACAAAGCGTATAGTGTCAGTATTTGTTAAATTTATAACCTTTTTAAGTTAACGAACATTAATCTTTACAAACGTGTAACTAGCTAATAATCAGATAGTTATAACTGCCAAAGTGTCAGTTTATGATATATAATTTTAACTATATATGTAATACTATTTTATTAATTTAGTTAAAATACCTTTAGTATGTTAAACACCGAATATTTATGCAAGAATAAATATGGTAAAGATTTATTGGGTCAAGTAATATGTAATAACCTTTTGTGTTCCACGGTGGATATTTATGCAAAATATGGAATTAAAATACGTTATAAGTGACTGGTAATTAAGTTGTTACAAAGGTTAGTTTATAATATAAACCAACAATGTTAAAAAGTGCAAAAATTGATGTTTCACGTTAGTTTATATAGTGTAAACTAACATAATTTGTACAATATTTTTATTATAGACCCCATACCCCCTTATATGGTTATAAATCAGCGCGGTAGTCACCTCATCTAAAAATTTTTTCTTCCGATTTTTTAGCCTACTTGTAAGGTTTAATTACTTTTGCTACCGAAAACATATTTATGCATATTCATTCATCTACCTATTTTTAACATTTGACAACATCAACTTCTATATTGGTGAGCAAAACCATAAATGTATATCTAATATTCATTTCATGTATATCCAAAATGTATATTTATACCCTTTATATACTAGTGTTTTAGCGTATATTCAGGATATTTTCCTTATCTTTGTATTGTCGATATTTTATAGTCGACATGTTGTAAGGACGAGCTGACACGTGTTATCCGTCAGAAAGTCCCTGTTTATCGGGGGTAATCCTACACAATAACGGAAAATTAATATTATTATTGTACATAAATGGAAAATGGTATTGCTATAGACACATTGCACGCTCAGCTGCTTGACCTTTCTAGACATGACGAGTACGGTTTCGAAGAGCTCCGTTGTCAGGACTGGGGTAAGGCGAACTCTGAGAAGTACAACAAGCTGAAGTCTAATTTCATCAGGTCAATGAGACGTCTGGCGAAGAAGGCTCCCGTGAAGTACTATGGTGGTTCGTACTACATGTTCAACGGCAAGATATACGAAGTTGTTCCGAAGATAGTCCTTGAGCAGGCTTACCAGCTGTTGCTCCTCGACCTGGCCATGGCTCCGATGCTAGGCATAAGTACGGTGATGAACAAGTCGTTCATGGAGGTGATAGAGTGCTACAACATACTGAGACCTACCTTCGATATCGTTGCATTCGCCAACGGAGTTGTTGACTTCGGAAGCGGGCTGAAGTATCCGAACGTGATGCCGTTCTCTCCCGAGTATCATGTCACATACTATCATCCATACGACTACAATCCGAAGGCGAAGTGTGACAGGTGGATGAACTTCATCAAGGAGGTCCTTCCGGACAGGACATCGAGGATGATCCTCCAGATGTTCCTCGGCCTCGGTCTCATACAGAGAGGTACTGCATACAATCCGTACGAGGGGAAGGAATCTTCGAAGATTGAGCTGTGCCTCCTACTCATCGGTACTGGAGCCAATGGAAAGAGTGTCATCTTCGACGTTGCCTGCAACATATTCGGCAAGGACAGGATAAGCAAGATGGACTACGCCGACCTCACTGCTGACGGCGACGAGGGAATGAGGGGAAGGTATCCTATAAGGAATGCCATCTTCAACTGGTCTTCCGATTCCGACCCGAAGAAGTTCGGAAGGAAGAACACCGGTATGTTCAAGAGGCTCGTGAGCGGCGAGCCAGTCCCGATGAGAAAACTCGGCAGGGATATCCTGGAGGGGAACTCAATCCCCTACCTCATCTTCAACCTCAATGAGCTTCCGTTCCCTGACGATGCTTCGCTCGGATTCATCAGACGCTTGCAGTACGTGAGCTTCGATGTGACCATTCCAAAGGAGAGGCAGGACCCGGAGCTGGCGAGCAAGATCATTCGTGAGGAGCTGAGCGGAGTGTTCAACTGGATATTCCGTGGCGCGATGGAGCTGAGGAGCAGGAAGTACAGGTTCCCGGCAGCTGAGGGCAGCAGAAGGCAGCTGCTCATCTCTCTTCTAGGAAGCAATCCTATCTATGCCTGGATAAGGGCGTATAATATGAGGTGCAGTCGGGAGGCGAGGGGCGAGATTTCGGAGTGCATGCTTGCCAAGGAGATGTACGAGAGGTTCGTCGAGTTCTGCAAGGCCAACGATGTCGAGGAGAAGGATATCCCTACGATTCAGAAGTTCGGGCGTGATATGAGTGACAAGTACGGCTTCTTCAAGAAGAGGTCACAGGGCGGAATGACGTATCAGGTGTACGGAGCGCAGATGATTGACCTGAAGCAGGAGCTTCTCGTCAATGACGTGAAGAATAAATTGCGTGGTGAGGAGGATATCAAGCAGCCGGAGAGCTTCATTCAGCCTGATGATTAACGGTTATAAAACAGATTTCTATGATAGACAAGGAATATATCAAGGAGATTATCTCCCGTATCACGAAGAAGAAGGCTGATGGGAATATTGTTCCGGCCACCGCTTCAATGCAGGAGATTATGACTGCTGTTCGCGAGGATGCCCTGGAGTGCATGAGGACCATGTGCAACGAGAGGGAGATTGCGGTGAACAGGACGTTGAACAGTGTTTCATTCAAATGCCTATGAGAAGACATCACAATCCGAACAAGGTCCCTCCGTTTAAGCCGGACCCCGAGCATTGGACCAGGAAGGTTCATTCCTGGAAAGCGAAGGTTGCCTATGAGACTGAGGATGATGCCTGGGAGTTCCTGAAGACGCATCCGAAGCTCATCCATCATGGAATGACCGTATATAAATGTAACGTCTGCAATAAGTTCCATTGCGGACATAAGTATAACAATAAATAGTTGAGAATATGAAGAAGTTTAAGAAGTCGATAGAGATTAACAAGGAGAACATCTGGGATGTGCTGAAGTGCCCTGCGGTCGAAAGCATAGAGAAGAGAATAGAAACATATACTGATGCGTCTTGCAAAGAGGTAGATATGGACGTAATCAGTGTAAAACTTGCGAAAGATATAAAGCTTTGCTTTACTAACTTTCCTTTACGTAAAGATATTCAGTGCGCCTATATGTACGATGTCCTTGCTCTTGATATTTGTGATACTTGGTATGCTTTTACGAAGCATGGATGGGATGAACATAAAAACGACGAGGTATGAAGAAGAAAGGATATTACGAATACGACCCTGTTATCTATCCAAGAATGCTATGTGTCTCTATTGGTATGAGCCAAGAAGACGCTAATAAGTGTTTTGAAGGTAGAGATGGCGAGGTTTTGAAGGTTGATTTCTCTAATTCTGACGCAATAACCTACGATACAGTTAGAGAAAAGGAGAATAAGAGGCTTTGTTCATTTATTAATTTTGCAAGCAAGAATTCTATGAAGATGGGGGTTTGTTGCCATGAAGCTTCTCATGCCTGCGATAACATCGAGCATGATATTGGTATGGAACACGGCGGCGAGCCTTCTGCCTACTTGATGGGTTGGATTGCTTCTTGCATCAACAAGGCTCGTTTGGGTATTGGAGATTTCGTTGAACTAAAAGATAAGGAGGAATAGATTATGATTGCATATATTCCATACGCTCCAGTAGCGCCCCAGCTACCTCATAACGGAGGGGGGAATGTTGTTTTTCCATGTGTATTACTTGTAGTGGGTATTGCGTGTTTTGTGTATACAATGATTGTGTTTTACAAAAATAAATAGCTTATGGAAAGGTATTACAAAAAGAATCTGTTTGTTGCACCTGCGGCATATTTTATCGAAAACCTAGAAGGTCAGGAAAAGGAAAGCTTCAAGAATGTAGTCTTCCAATACGATAATATGGTTTGCGGAATGGTTGATGATATTGACTATATAAACAAGCGATTTTCAGTGACGTTCAAAGTTCCAGACAAGAACTACAACTATCCAATAGTAACTCTATCAATAGACTGTTACGGGGTTGATTTGAGCAAATTTCACTGCGTAAAAAGTGTTCAGAGAATCGATTTCTATCACTTTCTCAAAATTAAAGAGCAGGATATTATAGACATAATTAAAAATAAAGATTATGATTAGAATAGAAGATATTAAGATAGGGTCTGTCTTGCAGATTACGAAGTGTAATTTGATAAAGATTGCAGGCTCGGTGTTTGCTGATAGAATAGACCCATTAGGCTCTATTGATAGGATTCAACATATCAAAGTTATCGATATAGCTATAACGGATAAAAAATGCGAAATCGTAGCATTCTTTAAACCAGAGTTAGCAGCAGCTTGTGTGGATATAATTGATTTGGCGGTGTATTCTATTTTCTCGGATTTTAAAGAAACACCAATCAAAAAAGAATCCGAGAAGAGTGATGCCGACCGCTTCTCGGAAATCACAGACAAGATGAGCGATACCTATAAGCGTAAAAATCACGATTATGGGAATGCTTTTTCCGAAATGTATGATGAGCTTGGTATCAACTACGGCTACGGAAAGATATGCGAGAAAGTGAAGCGTATCAAGACGTTGAAGGATAATGAGGCACAAGTTGCTAACGAGCCATTGGAAGATGCTCTTCTTGACTGCGCTAACTATTGTATCTTGACATTGATGGAATATCAAAAACGTAAGGAACATGGAACAGACTGATTACACTTGCAAGGATTGTTTCTTCTTCAAGGAAGGTAAGTGTAACCACCATACTAAGAAGAAGTTTACTTCAGAAGAGAATCCTTCTTGCAGGGATTTCGAGTATAAGGAAATAAAAGTTGAACTTTAAAATATTGTTATCATGGCATTACCATTTGGAAAGACTATCAAGACAAGACACTTCACTGTGCTGAAGTTCAGCAAGAGCTTGTCGAAGAAGGAGGTTGCTTCGCTCAGGGAGGATATTCCTGCTGAGATCAAGAAGCATTTACAGAGAGGCTCGCTGCCTTTTATCAAGATTGCGAACATTGCCGGCACATGGGGTATTGAGTACTCTATCGGCACTTCAATGTATGCAGCATTCGATGAATGTGTTCCGGTTGCTGTAGGAGACCACTACGAGTTCTCCAAGGAGGAAGAAAATATCGTTGAAGCGTTCGCCCAGCTTATGTATGCTGATACATCGCTGCCTGGCGATGCAGAGTACACAGCTGGCAAGTTGAAGCTCCGTGACGAGTACCTTGCCCGTGAGTCTGAGAGATTGAACGCTGCTGCCGATAAGGACAAGACCGATGAGCAGCTCCGCAAGGAGAGTGATGAGGCCGTGCAGGAAGTCATCGACCGAGACAAGCACGCCGATACTCTCCTTGAAATGGCAGAGCAGATTAAGAAGGAAGAGAAAGGAGGATACAATGTCTGAAATTATAGAAAACTTGGTGATTAGCTTGAGTAAAGACCAGTTAAACACCATTATTTTTTTATCAAACGACCATTACGCATCCGAGCAAGCTCTACTTCAATTACAGAGATATATCAAAGAGGGAATTGAGCCTGTGATTCCATCAGGCGGTTTTTTCTTGGACGGAAGGCTAAATGCGGCGTTTAATAGTATTGTGAAAGAGATTAAGCTAAAGGAAGGAGGCAAGGATGAGTGATAAATTGCTTGAGGTCGTTCAAGACCACACTTCCCTAGTGCAGGCACTCCAATTCATTTTGCAGGCCGCAGAGACGAAGGAACTGCCTCCATACGGCATTCTTCCTACGTTTAACGACTCTATTCTTGAAGATCAGCTTAGAATCACACTTGAACTCGTCACCGGCGAGAAGTATCCCTGATTGAATTTTAATTTCATTCATACTTAATGTATATATAAAAGCGAGGGGCAGCATCTGTGAAGACACTGCCCCTCTTGTTAACCAAAATTTTTGAATTATGAGTCACAGAAAGAATCTGTAAACATAAGACTGTTTGCAAAGGTACTCTGTTTTACTGAATTTCAAGCAAAGCAAAGCTACTTTAACACGAATTTAACTATTTCTTCTTCTTTTGGAAGGTCGCCTGGCCATTTTTGAAGATAATGCAGTCCTCGCAGCATCTAGGCATGGATAGAGGAATATAGTAATGACAAACATTGTTTTCAGTGTCAATCTCATCCTGCTTGATTTTGTTGTAGTCAGCGATTGACGCAACAATCTTCAGCCACTCTGGTGAGCCATACTTGGCTTTTCTCTGAGCAAGCACCAGGTCTTTGAGAATCTGCTCTTTCGAGGTAGCCTTAGCCAATTCCTCCGCTGTGAGTTCTTCGCTGTTCTCGTTCTTCGCCTTCTTGCCCTGCACCTCTGCGATTCTCTTCTGAACAGACTCCAGGGATTCGAGCTTGTTCAGTTCTCGCTCGAATGTATCTTTCGGCCAGTTGAATCCCTCTCCCTGGAATGCAATAGCCCAACTGTCTCTCATTGGCATACCTGACCCTCTCAGACTTGCATAGATATAATAGCGAGGGTCTTTCATTCCGAGAGCCTTCGCCTTCTTGTACGTATCGACGGATAACGTGTATCCTTTTGTTTCTTCAATCATAATCTTATTTCTTTTTATTATCCTTGAATGCAAATACTGTGTAGCAACAACACGAAACGTCGGTTATTGTACCGCTAACACAAAGCGGAAGCCATCCTTAATAATGTTTCCGTTGTGCTTAATATTGTGCGTTCTCAAGTAACCACGCCCCATTCCATTATCTCGCTCTGCATCCCTCATAGAATCATACCAAGAAACCAAGTACCCTTCAGAGTCATATTTGAACACATGTATCACTTTCGAAAAGCCTCTACCAGGCTCATATTTCTTTAATGGCTCTCCATGGAAAGCAAAACGATAGCCTTTGTAGCTTTTTGTCACACCCTGACATGCAAGATACAATCCTCTACGCTGAACTCCTAGTTCTTTACAGACCTCGTTGCTACAATCGAAAGTCTTTAGGAAAGTACCTTTCATATCATAAACGTCAATAGGTCTATTGTTACCATTTGCAATATATGACTCTTTTAGACGCTTCATGTGATTACCATAATTTATATTATACTTCTGCGTACACCACTCTAAGTTATCGTGCCTATTGTTTGACTTATCTTCATCCTTGTGATTTATAATCGGAAAGTTGTTTGGATTTGGGATAAATGCAGATGCAACAAGTCGATGGACATAAAAACGTCTTCCTTTATTGAATTTCCAAAGTGAAACGAATCGGTAACTATGCCCATTGTCGCTATGTGGCAGAATGTGTCCTTTTGCGATTTGTCCTCCGGAATTCGGCTTCACTCTGTCTAAAGAGCGAACTCTTCCCATGTTGCTAACCTGATACATACCTTCGTATCCCTCAATGTCTTTCCAAATTTCAATACTGTTATCCATCCTCAGTGAATTTAAAAGTTACCTCAGTGATTAAAAGAAAGGGAAGGCCCACTGAGTTAGCCTTATCAGTTGGTAGCTACTCCAACCTATCCCAATGCAAATATACGAAAAATACTGCATATTTATACAGCATTTTTATTATTTTCTCCGAAAAACTAGCTCAACACGGCAAGCGCAGTTGGGATGCGCCGGAATAACCATTGTATCTAATGAATGTATATACCCACATAGGGCATCACATACCGGGCAGTCGTAGCTACTTCCTCTATGAACGTAATATCCTATCGCTCCGTTCTCCTGTCCATACTCCTGCTCTGCCTGTCCCCATGCTAAAGCAATCACCTGGGAAGCGTTTCTTACGATGTTCTGATAGGCATTCCTGTAATAGCCTTTTCCGTAAGATGGAACATCGATGTTGATATCCTTTCTCTTCGCTTTGGTGATGACAGATGTGTGGTATGGGTCCTTGTAGCCGGTACGGATGGAAGATAGGAGCTGCTGGTCAGAATATCCCATCATGGTTCCTGCCTTGATCATTCTAACGATGTCTTCTGCGAAGTTACCGAGATAGACGGCGTTTCTTTCGGATGTTGTCTTTCCGTAGATGTCGCTAACGAGAAACGATTCAATGTTCTCGCTGTCAATCCCGAGAATCTTGCACGAAGCCTTGGAGTAGGCAGAGATGTAGCTGTTGATACTCTCCTCTGCCTCGGCCGTAACATTCTTGGCGTAAGAGAGCAGGGCTGACTCGTTTGAGAGTCTGCCTGCGCCTCTGTATCTCTTGCTTGCGGTAACTATCTTCTGCGTTGATTTCCATAGAATATCTGCAATGTGGTCCTCACAGTTTCGGATTGCCTGCAAGCGCTTCCTGCTATAATCGACAGAACGTTTTAACTCATCCATAGGCTATTAATTCTTCTTGTTGAATTCGTCCCAATGTGACTCCCCTAACCTGTTGCCGTTGGAATCGGTGTTAAATTTATTGGGGCGCCCACGCTTTCTTCCGTTACCGGTATTTACTGAGGCTGGGTATCCGTTAATCTGAGCTGTAGCTTTTTCCTGCTCGATAGCATTCTCTGTCTCGTTATCAGCACGCTGAATATCCATGAGGAGGTCCTGCTGGTCCTCTTCCTTCTTCTCTCGCATAATGCGGTCGTATTCATCGTTAACCGGGAAGTCTGGGCAACGCTCAGATGCGGTCTGCTTAGATAGGAAGCCGTTTTGAACAGCCGTTGCCAAGTTTGTGATAATCTCAGATTTGTTCTGATGAACATAAATTTCAACCCAGGCATGAATAGGAAGCCCTGTCATGGTAGCCATACAATCCTCTTCCATTCCTATTCCGTATTTACAGATACGTATGAGTTGATCCAAGAATGGGTGCATCTTCTTTGCGTCATTCTCTGCAACCTCGATAGCAGGAGAGTAAAGCAGCTTAATAGCAACACCAGGAAGGTCGCCAGACTTCAGCTCAGGCGGCTTCACGGTGAACGACAACTCGTAGATGAGGTCATACGACTTGTTGAGCTGTGTGGCGAAAGCATCGGACGCATCTGTGCCGTTGATAAAGTCCGCATCGCCATTCGTATCGGTAATCTGAATCATCTTAGCCGATCCGTCTGTATCTCCAACAACGGTAATATCGTCACCATCGCCCTTCAACTTCATTATAGGGAAGGCGTAAGCCTTGTTGTTCTCGCAGAGATAAGAGAATGCTTCCTCGTAGTCCTCGATGTTCTTCTGTACAACAGACCAGCATGGGCCGTCATCGTTTCTTACGTATGCAACAGGGATAAATGGGAAGCCGTGAGTTTTCTCTTCAACGCAAGTGTAGTCGTCTATTCCGAATATCTTGGCAATTCTCTTGATAGTCTCCTTAACCTTGCCTTCGTTAACTTGCTTCTTGAAGCGGTAGAATGTCTTGTCATCCCACACCTCTACCCATTCAATCTTTTCATTACCTTCCTCGTCGAAGTCGTAATACTTGCGAGCAAACACAACGAGTTCACCAGTAAGAGGGTCGAACTGAGGATACAATGTGTCTCCTCTATCGAAAGCCAATGTGCGAGTACCGAATTTCTTGTTTTTATCGAAGAATCCGACTACAGCAGCCTCAGCAACCTTCATGTACGAACATACAGCCTCATAGTGACGAATCTCCATATCGTGCATATACCATCCCTTCTTGAACTTGGCAAGAAGATTGATGTACTCTTCCTGTTTCTTCATCTCTGGATCACCAGCAAGCTCAAACTGAATATCGTTACCTGTCATGTGGAGAACGTGCTTCGTATGAATAACCTGCTGGAAAGCAAATGCCGTTCTTTGAATCTCCTGGACATACCATTTCCCGTCTTCCGGGTTCTTTCTCCAGATATCAGGGTAAAGATTCTTGTCGAAGATTTTGTGGGACGTAGGATAGAACTCACGAAGGAAGTCCTTCTGAGTCTTAATCACTCTGTACAATGTATCTTGCGGCATCTGAGGGTCTTCATTATCGGACACCTCGTTCCTGCAATAGCCATCGTGGGTCATGTACCCCTTTGGCGTGAGTTCAAAGAAAGGCTTCTTTACCAGAATCTTTCTGAAATTTGTTACCTTGATAGCATCCATAATCCTTTTACCTTTTTATTTTTCTTTTTTGTTAAACTGAATATCATTACGTAGAACCAAGATTCAAAGAAGTCAGGCGAGTGCCCGACATATTTCTTGGCAATCTTCTTAGGTAATAGCTTGAATCCCCTATCATCGCTATTCTCGTCACGTCTGAGCATCTTACGCTCCTTCTGAAGAATCTGTCTGAGAGGAACCTTGTCGAATCCGTTTCCGGAATACTTTCTTTCAAGCAGGGCTGAGTCGATGGAAATCTGCTTCTCTTTTATCATCTTATAGAACAGGAATGCACACTGGGATTTCAAGTCCTTGTAAAGGTATTTGATTCCTTCTTCTTCCTGATGATTCCTAGCGATAGGTGCTGCCTGGTTGTTGAATGGGACGGCATCCTTGAAGAATCCCTTGAAGTACTGACCTATGCCCTGCATATCGTAAGTGAAGTTGCATTCCTCAACGCCCCACTCTCTCAGCTTAGCCTCAACTACCGAAACGAGTGTCTTAGGGTCCAGCCTCAGCACAACCAAGTCTTTACAATGCCATCCTTCCCATAGCCACATCACGAAGTTGTCGCCGCCGGTGAAAGCAATATCGGCAGAAGCTCTGCGTTTTCCATCTCCTATCTGTTCTGCATTGTCGTAGATTTCATCAAGGTCTTCCATCTTGATCATGTCATCTCCGGCAGCTTTCCAGTTCCAGTTGGCTTCCAGGTCTCGCATACGCTGTTCCTCGTCCTGCTGTGCAAGGTTGGCGATATATGATGCATCGGTGGAGATAAGCTTAATGTTCTCTGATACGTCTGCACGGATGAACGTTGCTGACTTAATGAACATTTCGAGCTTAGTGTATCCAAGCTCCTCGTAGCTGTCCTTCCAAAGACTATCGATGATACCCTTGCACTGCTCGTACACCTCTTCCCTTGTGTCACCCCAGTAGATTGAGTCCGGTGTATCTCCATCCATGAAGCAGTATCGAATAACTCCATCACGTTCCGGTATGATGTATCCGTTCTCGTCAACCCACCAGTCGATGAACTTTCGTACCCAAGATTCCGGGTCAGGGTTACATGTAATCCAGAAGCGGTTTCGGATATGTGCTGCGTTTCGGTTGTTGGTCAAGAGATACTTGAACTTCTTGTATGGACACTGAGTACCCTCATCGATGCAGACATAGGCATACTGGCGACCCTGGAATCGTGTCTTGAAGTCCTGATAGGCTCCAGCATAGTACGAGAATTTGAGCCATCCTCCGTTATCGAAGTTCCAGGTCATGTCATTTTGTGACTTATTGTAAGTTCCAAATTGGGAGAACAATTTATAAGAGTCTGTCACTAAGGACTGTAAGTCGTCTTTTTCGTTACGAAGAATCGTTGCATGAAAATCTGGATTTTTAATATCCTTCAGAACTTCCATGAGGGATGAGAAGGATTTGGAGTTGTGAGTGACGATGAAGTCCTCGACAACAAATAGTGAGTCTGGATTCTCTACGGCAATACAGCAGCAGTTTCTCTTTCCCACTGGTTTGCAGCTAATAATCCTCCTGCGCAAATCCTTACTCCAGTAATTGAATTTTACGATCCATTTCTTGTTAGACTTTCTCTTCACATAGCAAACCGAGCCTAGACTATCAACTAAATATTTGAAATCCATAGCCTGCTTTCTTGTTCTGAACGTCTTGGTCCAGTTCCAACCGCCAAACTTTCCACACGAATGAATGATGCGCTCTAGTGTACGCATCCTCTCTGCAACGGAAGCCATACCCGTGCTTTGGTCAAACTCGACAGGCTTTACACAAGGAATAGCAATATGGTAGCCTTCATTGATGTAACTGGCTATCTCGCAGGCAAGATGCGGCATAATCCTATGGTCGCCATCGATTGATACATTCCAAATGTGGTCATCCGAGCACACCACACTTGATCCGTCAGACAGCCCAATTTCGTAGCAATCTCTATCCGGATAATCAATTCGACCTAATACTCTATGTCCTTTTCCGTCACATCCTATTACGGTGTCATTATATTTAAGATTCTTGATTTTAATGAAGCCTCTCGTAGTCAACACTCTCGTGTCTTCATCCAGAGGACCACCTCTCGAACCTCCAACTATCTTAATATCAGCATCAATGGACAGCATACGCTCCTGACCGCCACGCTGAGCTATAATCTTCAGCTTGTCGGGATGCTTCTTGTCGGCGTCTCTTAATGACTGAATATACTCTTGCGTATATACAGGTTCTCCGTTATCCAATTTTAATCCTGAAAATACATCTTTCTGCATAAACATACATTTAATACTGCAAAAATATACAATTTTTCTTTGATAATTGCATAATTATTCATATATTTGCAAAATAAAAGGTATATTTATACGTTTTCGAGGTGGAGGGACCACTTTCGGGATAACATTTTAAATCAACAAACAACATGACAAGAGAGGAACTCTTAGCATTAGTGAACAAGGAGGCTGATACCACCAAGTTCAAATCACTTAGCCAGAAGACCATCAATGAAGAACTTGATGATGTTTTGGAAGATTTCGGTGACGATGAGGCAGCAAATGCCAAGTTGGTTACCAAGTTAGCAAATCGCCTTAAGCGCATGGACGGAAACCTGCACAAGAACGTCTCTGATGAGATCAAGAAGAGCAAGGAGGAAGCCGAGCGCAAGAAGAAGGAAGAGGAAGAGGAGCGCAAACGTAAGGAGGATGACAAGAATGACGATCCTGACGACAAATACAACGAGCTTCTCAAAGAAATCAAAGCCCTCAAGGAAGCTAACGCAGAAAGAGACAAGAAGGCTGCAAGGAAGGCAACCATCGAGTCAGTAAAGGCAGGTTTGAAGGATAAGTTCGACAAGGCAAACCTTGAATTGAACGACTTTTTCCTCGATACTGCACTCTCTAAGCTGGAGATATCTGATGATGCAGATGTTGCTGAACTGGTATCAACGGCTGAAAATATCTATACTGCCGACTATAAGCGTGCCAACGGTGGAAATGCTGTACCACGAAAGGGTTCTAGTGCTCCTTCTGGTGAGGAAAAGAAAATCGACGAGCATGAATGGGACGACATTAAGGATATTTGCAAGGACAGAGCTACAAAGGCGACTGTCAAGAAATAATTCAGGATAACATTTTAATTAAGGTAAAAAGATTATGCAGTACAGCAATTATTACGACCAGATGAACGCACAGGGTGCGGTATTCAATGGAGCGGTGCTCTTGCAGGCATCTGCTGAAATTGGCGGTCAGAAGCATGTGTACTTCAATCTTAAAGGTGCTGTCAAGGAGGCTTTTAGATACCCTCCTATCGGTGGTGTTATCGCCAATTCGTTCCCTGGTCCTGCTAAGATTTATGCAGGCGACCTCGTTGAGCATAGCCTTGGCTTTGCAGACAACAAGGGTGGCACTATTAAGATTCTGAAGTCTTACGCAGTTGCCAAGGCAACTAGTGCCGCTACAGACACGGATATTTATATCGTTCGTGACGGTTATCATCACATTCCGTTTATCGGTGACAAGATCATGGTAGGCCAGAAGGATTTCAAGACAAAAGGAACTGGTGTTTCTGTCACAGCAGTTGAGGCGACAACCGATGCCACAGCAGGTGATGTTTGGAAACTTACACTGTCTGCCGCTTTGGGTGCATTGACTGTTGGTCAGGTGCTCGTTGAGGCTGCTGCGGTAGGTTCTACACTCCCTGTAGTGACTAATCCAAACTGTTTCGCTCCTCACGACTACGACATGCCATTCTACACACTCCCTGGAAGCGATGAGTTCGAGAAGCCTCGCATGATGTTTACACCATGCTTACTTGGACCGGATGCGATTTTCATCAAGGACAGAATGAGTCCTCTTCCACCTGCTGTGGAGGCGATGAATATCAGTCGTTACCCAGAGTTGTTCTACACGAACTACTAATTGTTTAACTATTAGATTGTATTTAGGATATGCCAAAGTTTAATATTGAAAATTCGAGGATGGCGAAGTTCTTCTCTAGTAAGGACAACACCAAATACCTCCAGAAGTTTCTTGACGAAAAGGACATCTTTCACGTAAACTATGGCTGGTGGAAGACCCAGGGACGTATTGCTCCTGACCTGACACCAACCAACCGAAAAGGTGTTGCGACATTTACTGTCGAGGCAAAGAAACTTCGTGCCGCTACATTGGCTAACATGCGCGCTCCTTTGGCTGGTTCTTTCCAGAAGGATAAGGGAGGTTTGCAGGTTTACTCTGCAACAATTCCAGACTTTATCACAGATGGTATTTATCAGAACGCAGAGGAACGCGAGTATTTGATGAACCAGTTTGAGGAGTTCGGTAACGACCGCGATGTCGTTATGGAGTGGACAGACCAGGTTCAGGAGTTGATGGATTCCGTTGATACCACTATGAACTTCATGACAGCGAAGCTTGCTTCTACCGGTAAGCTTGACTACACCGGTATCGGTCGTGGTATTCAGGCTCCAATCCATAAGACCAATATGCCTGCCGGTAACTTCAAGAAGTGTGGTAAGGTTGCTTGGGCTGATGAGACCTGCGATATTCTGGAGCAGATGCGAGTTCTTGAAGAGAGCTGGCGTAAGACTTTCAATCGTAAGGCTCAGCCTCTCGTTTGGCAGATGACCGTCAACACCTTCTTCAATGTATTCTTGAAGAACAAACAGATTAAGGAATTGTGGATCAACTGGTGTAAAGCTCACTATGTTGCTTACGTTGAGGACTATGGTGTAAATCAGGATATGTTCCTGAAGGCATTCGGAGACATCCAGGGTCTTTCTCCTATCGAGCTTGTAGAGGAGGAGGAAACTACACTTCTCTTCGATGGAACACAGAAGACAGAGCAAGCTTGGTCAGACAACATCGTTGTTCTTCGTCCTCGCGGTAACGCTTTTGAGTTCGAGCACAAGGAGATCAAGGATAAGAAGATGTTCGAGAAGTGGGGTAACAAACTTGTTGACAAGGTGTTCGCAACAACCAACGATGGTCTTGGTTTGCTTGCCAACACAACAATCGCCAACGGTGATTACCTGGAGTGGCATACAGACTTGATGTTTGCTGCTGTTCCAGCTATGCTCGACTTCCCTTACCGTTGGATTATCGACATCACCCAGAAGGGTTAATTCTTTAACGTAACTAGATTGTATGACTATGGATTCGGAGATGAACATTTACACTGTGAACGACTACCTTATTAATAAGGTGAAGTTCGAGATGCCGATGAAGGCTCTGTTGGGCATCATGCACGACAGGGAGCTTGAAAATGGCATCGACCTCGAAGCCTGCAACAAGGACAAGGTGAGACTTGCCTATGCTGACATGCTGAAATGGTTTGTTCTTGGTCCGAGCAAGGTGAACAACACCTCCGACTCCGATAACGGATGGACTCATTCGGGAGGTGGCTACGACATGTCGGACAACGACAGGAGCGAGATGAAGGCAGAGGCTAACGCTATCTATGCAGAGCTGGAGCCTGATTCGATGCTCAAGAAGAAGTCCACCTTCCGGGTGACCTCCCACGGAGTAAAGAGGGCGAATTATTCTCCTTGGGGAGAACCTCTCCCTCACATCATCAAATAAGGCGTATGGAAAAGGAAGACATCAGAAACCCAAGATACCCTCACATCATCAAGATCGTGAGGAATGTCGTCGGAAAAGCCGACCCTGATGACCCGTTTGCCGATGATGATGCTCCAGTTGGTGAGGACAAGGAAATCATTCTCTACTATGGCGAAGGTCGCAGTTACACCGATACCACTACAGAGGGAGACAAGAATGTCGACCAGAACAAGAGGAAGGCATCGATTCCGGTCAGATATGACGAATGGGATGCTGGTAAATGTCCTCTTGACGGCGACACCATCTACTCCACTGTCGGTAACAATACCGAGGTAGGTATGGTAAAGGACTGCGAGCCGGATAATAACAGGACTGTTGTGTATTGGAATTTGACAAGGGTTTAGATTATGACAAGTTTATCAGGTCAGTTTTTACAGGTCGAGAAAAAAATCCGTCAGATGGCTGTAGCAAAGATGCAGCAGAAGATGGACCATGCGGCTGAAATGACAATGAAGGCTGCTGACAAGTCTCGCAACTACGATGACGTAACCGGTAACTTGTACAAGTCAACCGCCATCGGTACATATTACAACGGCTCATTGCAGTCGATTCATTATGCTCCTGGCCCAGAGCCAACCCGAGTAACCCTTGCTGCCGGGGAACGGTATAATCTCAATAAGTATTACCGCAGTTCGTTCTCCTTCAAGGACAGCGGACGGAGACCTTACAAGGGTGAATACGGAGAAGGTGGCGAATATGGTCCAAACGCGGCGTGGGATGAACTTGTTTCAAGGGAGCACAACAAAGGAAAGTACGATGCTACATGGCAGATGCTTCTTGTTGCCGGCGTAGATTACGCAAAGTTTGTCGAGGTAAAGAGAGGACACGATGTGATTACCTCTCTCAGAGAATATTTGGTTAGATACTTTAGAGCGATGTAAGATATGGTTAGTATTAAGACACTATATATCGATGTCGGTAATGCAATGAAGGGAATTTGCGACAAGCTCTACTCCCGGAGCCGACCAAAAGCAGTTGATACGAAAATCAACAGCTACATCGTGGTATACTTTCCATCTAGTATCTATAACAATGAGATGAACTCAAGTGGAGTTTACAACGATTTCACCACTACAGCTCAAATCGAATTGTATGTGCGCGATAAAGCTTCAGCAAGAAATCCAAACACATTTGATGTTTCTAGCGTTGACAAGAAAGTCCAGGAGATTATGGGCAGATTTCCAATCTCCACAAAAAATCTCATTGTTTCAAATCCTCGTATAACACTACAGACAGACGACGGAGCTGGTTTTTCCGTGACGATCATACAGGGAAGGTTACGTACGAAATAAGTATTCAGGTATAACAATTTAAAATATTTTAGATTATGGCTATGACAACTATTGACAAGATGAAGGACATTTTCAATGGTCCTAAAACTCTGCTCTACTCAAAGGCTATTACCGATTTGAGCAAGGCTACAGTTGACATCACCCCAGAGGTCGAACTTCCGGTTACCGTTGACTCGCTGAAGGCGACTATGGATGACCCAACCATCAACCACTACAAGGTTATCGGTCTGGCTGGTGACTGGGCAACTACAGCAGAGCTCGGCGACTTCAACGTAGAGTTCGTTGTTCCTTCAAAGGCAAAGGACTTGCTGACAATTATGTTCGGTGAGGATGCTATCACCGAGCTGACCAAGGTTACCCTGAAGGGTACAGGTGATGCTACTCTCGACGCTACTACCGGCTTTACAGGTATCGCTGTTGAGCCTAAGAAGTTCAAGATCAAGGGTACTATCGTTATTGTTGACGACGAGAAGGAGAACCTCATGGTTATCACCAACATCGCTCTCTACGCTACATTGCAGTGGGATAACTCCGGTACTGAGCCAGTTGCGTTTAAGTTCTCAGGTTCTATCGAGGGTGCAGGTAAGCGCAGCATCGCTTGGCTTACTAAGGCTCCAGCTCCCGGTATTGGCGGTTAATCAAGTAAAGGCTTCTTTAGGTAATTAGATTCAGGATAACAAACCGTTGGGCGGCAGGCTAATCAACAGCCGTGCCGCCCTTCTTCATTTAATAGCATACAATCATGGCAGAAGAAAAGAAAATTGAGCAGCCTTCAGTGGACTTGCAGGAGTTACTCGACAGCGTACTGCACGACGAGCCTACCGAGTTCGTGTTCAGAGGAAAGAAGCACAAGCTCGGCTGGCTTCGCAAGGGAACCATGAGCAGGTGTTCCCACATCAGGGCAAAGGAGAAGAACGAATGGAAACGCAACGTCAAGATTTGTGTCTGCATTCTCCTCAACAACATCTGGAAGATACGATTCCTGTATTGGATCTACTGGCGTTGGCTCTACTACATCAAGGATGTGGACGTGGCCGAGGTGCTGAGAGTCCTCGATGTTTCTAAAAAAAAAATTCCATCGAACGCATTCTCACTGGCTACCATATTAGCGACCGGGATGACGGACGTGATGATGACGATGACGAGGAGCGAAGCAAAAGCTATCCAAGCAGAACAAGCTGGGGAGCAGCCTTCTCACTAGCGGAGAAGTTCGGTTTCCTCTTTCAGCGCAAGTACTTCATTGCAGCCTACGACTACTGGTGGGGCTATTCGTCGGCGCAGATTGACCTTATGGTTGCAGACCAGCCTCTTGTCGTCTATCCTAAGACCAAGAAGGAAGGTGGTCCGAAGAAGCACACCAAGAAGGAGATGGATGACCTCTACGACAGGTGGATGGAGAAAAAGAAGAATGAGGGAAGCCTCATCGGCAAGAAGATAAGTCTTGCTGATTACTTAAACAATAAACTCTAATTTTAAAATATTCAGGATATGGCAGGTGGAAATTTAGGTGACTTGTGGTTCCAACTTGGTGTCAAGGATAATACTTCCAAGGAGTTGCAGAAAATCATTGACAAGCTTAAGACCGGGGATGATGCTGCGAACGCGCTTCTTCGTGCCCTCCAGGGATTCGGAACGAAAAAGTCTGGATTTAAGGAGCAAGCAGAAAAAGCCAAAGAGTTTGCAGATGTTCTCAATGAGATAAACAGAAGGATTTCCAAACTCAAGAAAAACGATAAAAGCGATGAGGCCAAAGATTTGCAGTTAGCGGTAAAAAACGCCCTCTCCTATCTCGATATGCTTCAAAGAATAAATATAGAGCGCAGTAAGATTTCAGAGCTGCGCTCACTGAATCCTAATGTTGATACCTCGAAACTTAGGGAAGCCGAGCTGATGCTTGAGAATATCAATAATCAGCTTTTCAGATTGCAGAATAAAGCACAAGGCGGCGGAGGTGGTGGCGTAGATAGCGCAAATGTTTTACAGGATTATGCCAAGGTTCTTCAAATGACATTCCGTGATGTAAAGCAGATTACTGATCAGTTCAAAAAGGAGAACCCCCTTTCTGCCTTTTCCGGTGGAGCAGCAAAGGTTGAAGCTGACATAGCTAGAGTAACCGAAAAGCTCGCTAGGATGCGAGACCTTATGGCAGAGGGAGCCTTGAAGGGTTACAATACTAACATGCTTGGTGGAAGTATTACCGAGCTTGACAAGATACTTGCCAGATTACAGGCGGCATCTGGAAACAAATCAATCCTCACCGATGCTGCGCAGATGAAGAACCTTCTTTCCGATGTTGCTGTAGAAATGACGAAAGCCGCCGCCGCAACACAGGCATACGGACGAGAGAAGGGAAAAGTCATTGCACTCGAAAGGGAGCACGAGAGAGCAATCAATAAGTTCAACGCAATCCAAACAGGTGAGAACCAGAAGAAGAAAGCTCTTGCAGACATAGAGATCCTGTTGAAGAATATAGATGTACTCTCCAGTAGAGGTATAGGCTTAGGACAGGATGTCTCTAAGCTAGAATCTGTACGCTCTGAGATAGAGAGAATCAAAGAGGATATTCGTAGCATCTCCGGAAAAGGCCTGACCGGTCAGGAGTTTAAAAACGCTTTGGCAAATTTGTCTGAGTATAAGACTCGTGCGCACGACATAATGAAGGACCAAAGAGATATGAATAGTGCGGCTATCGGGCAGCAGAATTTCCGCAAGCAGATAGAAAGTACTATTCAAAATCTCAATAACCAGAGAGCTGCTTTTGAGAAAAATAGCTCTGTAGTTGCTAAATTCCGCAGTGATATTGATGCACTGAATAAGTTTAATGAAACCGTTCTGTATAGCAAATGGCTTGGTGGCGACAAGATTCTTTCCGACAAAATAGCATCTGAAACTAAAAAGCTGGAGGAATACAAGAAGACTTTAGAGGGTCTTAATAAGGAGCTTGAAAAAAATCTTGCCATTCAAAGAGAGACTCAATCAAAATTACATTCCATTTCGCCTGGAGTTGACGGTAGGAATATGAATGGTAAGGCGCTTACTGGTCCGTTGCTCGAAGAGTATAACAGACTGTTATCGAAATTAGAGAGCGGAAAAGGCATTATTGAAACGTACAAAAATTGGTCGATTGATTCTCAGAAAGATCAAATTAGCGCACAAGAGGCATACGTAAATCGCCTGAAAGAACTTCAAAAAGAAGCTTCTAGGCTCGATTCTGTAAATCCGTCTGATTTGAAGGACAAACTCATTCAAAAGAACAAGGAGTTGTTGCAGTCAGAGAAAGAGTATTCCAAGCAGCTCAAGGATAATGCGAAGCAGAGGCAGAAAGAGATTGATGCCTCTCTGAATAGAATACAAGCCTTAAAATATGCTCTGCAAAACCTGTGGGGAAAGAGGCAGGAAGCTAAGTCTCTTAATATTGACACTACGAAAGTTGATGCCAAGATACAGGAGACGATAGGTAAGATTAGATTCTTGGAAGAAAACCTTGCCAAACTTCGAGGCGACAAGTTTGCCGAATCCCTTGGAAAAATTGGCGGTATTGGTTCGGGGCGAGAAGTTCGATCAATAAGCCACCTTGCTTCAGAGCAAGCGAAGGTAAACCGTGAGGTTCAGAGAGGTGTTGAGCTTGAACAGAAGCGTCAGCAGGCTATCGTTGACTCAGGAGCTAAGATCCAGTCTCAGCTGGTCCGCGGCTTCGAGAAGGCTAACAGTCATGCAGGAAAGTTGAATTCAACCGTGCAGGATTTGAAGTCACTTTTCTTGCAGGGAGGTCTTGTGTTCGGTGCCCAGCAGTTTGCTATGAGCATCATTACCACTGGTGGCGAGATGGAGAAGCAGCATATTGCTCTCCAGTCAATCCTTGGCGATATGCAGAATGCGAACACCATGTTTAACCAGATTAAGGAACTTGCTCTCAATTCTCCATTTACGTTCTCCGAGCTGAACCGAGACGTTAAGCAGTTGGCTGCGTATGGAGTTGAGTACGACCAGCTCTATGACACAACCAAGAGGCTTGCGGATATGTCTTCCGGTCTTGGTGTTAGCTTTGACCGTATCGCATTGGCGTTTGGTCAGGTTCAGGCTCGTGGCTGGCTCGATGGTAAGGAACTCCGCCAGATTGCTTATGCAGGTATTCCTCTGCTTGAAAAGTTATCTGAGTTCTACTCTAAGCAAGAGGGTCGAAATATCTCTACATCAGAGATTAAGACTCGTATATCAAGCAGAGATGTAAGTTTTGATGATGTGAAGTCTATCTTCTGGCAGATGACTGATGCAGGTGGTCAGTTCTATAATATGCAGCAGGTTCTGAGTGAGACTTTGCTCGGACGCTACAATAAATTGAAGGATGCCTGGGAAATCATGCTTGCTGACTTTGCTAACGGTAAGAATGTTATAGGTGGAACCTTCAAGGGTATCCTTGATGTTGTTACCAATCTCGTGCAGCAAATTCACGTCTTAGGTCCTGCTATGGTTGCAGCATTCGCCGGACCTGCTCTTATGCGTGGAGTAAAGACCTTGGAGGGCGGAATCGGGAAAAGAATACTGAACTCAAAGGGAAATATCGCGAAAGAAGCTGAACTCAAGCTTTTGCGTGGAGAAAAAATAACTCCCGTGGAGAAACAGATTCTTCAGTATAAAAATCAGATTCGGATTCAGGATATCCAGGCACTCGCAAAGGCAAATGCGATAACAAAAGCTGAGCTAAGACGCTTGTATGTTACCGGACAGATAACCAAGGAGATGTACAAGCAAGGTATGGCTCTCACAAAGCAGGAGGGGCAGGTAAACAGAATCTCCCTTGGTGGAGTTCTGAAGGGATTGGCTAGCCCTAGCAAATGGGGAGCAGCAGGAGGTTTGCTTCTCGGAGGCTTGAAGTCCGGATTTAGTTCTATCATCGGTTTTCTTGGCGGTCTTCCTGGAATCGCTATCTCTGCCGGATCTGCAATCTTTGCATACTACTGGCAGAAGCATCAGCAGCTGAAGCAAGACATGGAGACTACGGCTGACGAACTAAAAGACAGATACACTAAGATTGGCGAGTTCCTTCGCGATAACGATGCGGATAAAGCCATTAAGGACGGCGATGAGAAAGAGATAGAAAACCTTATTGACGCATATAAGGAAAAGCTGAAGGAGATTGCTCCTGAAAAGGAAAATGCTTTCACAATGAGCCTTCTCGAAAAGAAATCGAATGAGGATAGACTTAAGTATCTCAAAGAACAGCTCATCCTTCTCAAACAGGTTGAGGAGAGCACTCAGAACTCTCTTTCTAACGAGGATACCTATAAGGGATTCGACGAGAAACTGTCTTCTGCAAAGGAGATAGCAGAAGCGTTCTCTTCAGCATCCGCAAAGGCGAATATGATTAATGCCACACAATCCGACTTCGCTAGCTTCAACTCCTGGGAAGAAAAATATAAGAATGAGGTGAAAGCTATGCGCGATTATCTCATTGATGAGCTTGGAGATATCAGCAACAGCCCAAAGTTACAGGGTAAGGCTAATCAGATTCTTTCGTCATTCTTTGCAAAGCAGGGATGGAACCAGGATGTTTCTGATCAGTTCCGTGCTGACGTTCTTAATGCGATGGGTGTTGAAACTGGCTTCTACGAGAATAAATTCAAGGATGCTCTCGATAACGCAGTAAACACTTCGTTTCCTTGGATTGGTGACAAGATTCGCAACAACCAGGAATTGACAGATGCAGAGAAGGTCCAGGTTTCAAACATGATGAAGGATGCTGCGGCTCAGGTTCAGAAAGACTATCCTTTTGCATCAGACGCATTGAAGCGAATGCTTGCGGCTGATAGATTCGAGGCTGTCATTCATCTCGTATTCAGGAACGATGACTCGGATCTCACCCAGCAGCTCGAAAAGAATCTCAAGGGTAGTGGTTACGACTATCATGAGAAGAACAAGTACGTCAAGAGTTGGGGAAAGGATGCCGGAGACGACTACGATAAAGCAAAGAGCAACGCTGAGTCGGACATTACTGCTGCCAAAAAGGAACTCAACACCAGAAAGAAGATGCTTGCGCTGGGCAATCTTTCTCTCGATGAGTTTACACAGAAGCAGAAGGAATACGAACTTAAGATGCAGGCTTATCATGATAACTGGGGCGAATGGTTTACTGGTGACGACAAGAAGAAAAACAAGAAAACCGGTGGCCGTAGATCAAAAGGCGCGCAGACAGATAAGGCTCTTGAAGATTTGAGGAAGCGCATCGACTTATACAAGAAGATGTATGCTGAAATCAAGAAGTTTAAGGAGCTTTATGGAGAAGGTGCTCTTGGTCAGCTTGCTAATGACGGAGAGTTTGAGGCTATCTTTGGTGACAAGAAGAGGTTCCCTATCTCTGACTATACCAACTACGAGACTTCCATCAAGGAGCTCTTGAATACTCTCCCTGCGTCAACGAAGGACAGATTGGACTACGCCGCAAACGAGAAGGCAGGTATTCAGACTGAAAACCGAAAACTTCTCGAAGCCCAGCGGAGAGATGAGCTGAATGTACTCAATAAGCAGCTTGATACTATATCTGAGCAGTATGAGACGTATAAGAAAATATACGAGCTGACCGGAAACAAGAAAGGTGCTCAGAATATAGCTTTCGGTGGAATTGTTCAGTTTGACACTTACAAAAAGTTCCTGGAGGAGCAGCTCGATATTGCGGTAAGGCACGATAACATTCAGTCCGGTCTTAACTTGACTACGGATGAGGTTAAGGATATGAGTCTTGAAAATGTCAAGGATAAGTATGGTGAAGAGACCCGTGTTTATGATATCCGCAAGAAGCTGGAAGATGAGAACAACAAGATCAAGAAGGAGACCATCGATTTGATGGCTAACCTGATTGAGAAGAATGCCACCATCTCACAGCAGATTGAGGACGAGAACCGAAAATACGAGAGACAGCTTGAACTCATCAAGGGCATCGAAGACCCACAGATGAGAGACAGAGCCAAGGCAGGAGCCACAAAGACTCATAACGAGAACGTTGCGAAGCTTCAGTTCGAGCAGTTCAAGCAGGAGTCGGACTGGGTTGCCATCTTCGATGATCTTGACAGGGTATCTTCGGCAACAATCAACTCTATGATCGAGAAGATAGACCAGTTTTCTATGACTACCGGTTTATCTGTAGAATCCATCAAACAACTCAGAGATGCCCTAGATAAGCTCAGAAATGAGCAGATTAGCAGAAATCCGTTCGGCTTCATCTTCGGAGGAGTGAATCGCGGTAAGGCTATCGGAAAGTTCGTAAATGAGCGTCTTGGCGGTATGGATGATACTGCGAAGATATTCGTTAGTAAGGAGGAGGCTTCGAGACTTGGTATCGCAGGCGGCGTAAGAACAAAGGCGAGTCTGAAGAATGATCAGCAGTCAGCGTACGCCGACTCGTCTAAAGCAATCTCTGAACTTGCGACGAAGATGCAGGCGCTCAACACGGTTCTTGACCCGGTAATCAATCTGTTTAAGGCTATGGGTGAAGAAGATTCCATTCTCGGCCAGATTACAGGTGGTGCTTCAGGCGCATTATCTTCGGCAGCAAGTACAGCCGGAGCTTTTGATACCCTCGGTAAAATGAAGGGTCTCGGGTTTCTTAAAGGTGCTGGTCCTTACGGAGCGGCAGCGGCAGCAGCCCTGAGTGTGGGAAGTTCGCTCATCAAGGCATTCGGTGCAGACTACAGCAGCTACAACAAAGCGAAGGCTGAGTACGATAACCTTACCTCAATTTGGGATTCTCTCATCTCCAAGAAGACTGAGTACATGAACATCCATTGGGGTACAGAGGCTACAGAGGCATCCAAGGAAGCCCAGGAAATGCTTAAGGCGGAGATTGAGCAGACTAAGGTTATCGCGCAGAAGAGGCTCAATGCCGGTGCGTCAGCTGGCTCCCACTCTATCAAATATAGAATGTGGAAGGGTTCATATAAGTACAATGGTCAGAACTGGCGTGATGTTGCCGGAGAAATCTCTTCGAAGTACGGAGTCCAGTTCAACGGCATGGAAGACATGCTCAACATGAACGCTGATACATTGTCGAAGATTAAGAAGGATTACACTGGTCTTTGGGCTAACATGGACTCAGATTTCAGAGATTACCTGGAAAAGCTCATTCAGTATGGCGAGAAGGCAGATGACATGATTGAGGCTCTTACAGAGAAACTGACCGGTAACAAGTTCTCTGACTTGGTGTCTTCCTGGGGTGATGCAATGTCAACTATGGCTAACACGTCAGACAGTCTCGTTGATCATTTCGAGGAGAATCTGAAGAAGACCATCTTGAACTCCATGATTGAGAATATATATGGAGACAAGATTAAAGCTCTTTTGAAGAAGGCTCAGGGATACGCAGAGAATGACGACAAGATCAAGGATTCCAGCGGAAATGTCATTTCTGAATACACGGGAGCCGAGTATGCCGACGTAAATAAAGACGCTGAGGAGCTATCAAAGCAAATCGAGGCAACACGCGACTATCTCAAGAAGACTTACGGTTGGTCTGATAATAGCAGTTCGTCATCAAGAAACTCTGTAAAGGGTATTACGGAGGAACAGGGCGATGTTTTTTTGTCGTACGTCAACGGCATCAGACTTGATTGCTCCGTCATGAGGGCTGAGCAGGCTAAGTACTACCCAGAGATGAGCGAGATTGCCAAATCTCAGCTGACACAGCTCAATGCGATTGCTCGAAATACGTTACGCAATGCGGATGCGGCCGAGAGGATTGAAAGTATATTCGTTGAGTATAACGACAACTTCAACAGAGTTCTTAACGGAACAAAATCATTGAAGATGAAGTAATAATCTGGGGCGCGGATCTATATTCGTGCCCTCTTTTGTATATTTATGCATTTTTAATTGAATATTTCTTGCATATTTATTCTATTTTTCGTATATTTGCAATTATAAAAAGTTGAATTAAGGTATGAAAGATTATTTCAGGATATACATGCAGAAGGAAGGCGATGGGAATGAGGTGAAGGACTCCATCGCCGACTTCGGTATGTACGTTAGCGAGAATCCGTTCAAACCATGCGATGCCGTCAAGGAACCCATAAAAAGGGAATGGCACGACGAGCATGGTGATGATGAGTATATCGGAAAGGATGGTCTATACATGGCAGCATACGAGAACAAGGTCAAGTTCCTGTTCAAGGGCGATGCGTTCGGCGCAAACGAGAAGTGTAAGGCTTTCATCGACTATCTCCGCAAGTCTGGCATGATGAAGATGTACTGCGACTTCAACAGGATTGGGAGGCAGCATGTAAGACTGAAGAGCATTGATCAGGACCTGTACAGATACCCGGGCAGCGAGGACTTGCTTGTCCTCTCCATAACTTTCAAATTCAACGACCCTGTTACTGATATTAAGCCGATTATGGATGCACAGGGCAGGATTTCAGATTTAAGATAATACAGACACATGAGCACTTGGAGTATTTATCATAAGGATGGCTCGAAGCTGACAGACGTTAACGGAGAGCAGATAACCGTTCATGGATTGGAATACTCCGATTCCTGGATGGGCGAGTGCTTCGTGACTATCAACTTCAAGCATGAAGTGCCTATCAACTTTCATATAGGCGACTATATCATCTATCGTAACGAGCGGTTTGAGCTCAACTACGAGCCGGGCAAGGATAAGCAGGCCAGACCTGACACATACGGAGAGGGTTTCGTATATGGCAGCGTAAAGTTTAACGCATTGCAGGACGAGCTCGCCAGGGCTGAGTTCCTCGATGTTGTATTGAATGACAACGAACTCCACTACACTGCCCTTCCGAAATTCCCATTCTACGTACAGACCCTGGACGATTTGCTCGATAGGATTCAGGCGAACCTCGACGAACAGATTGGTGCAGGTCTTTGGAAGATTTACTCCCGAAACATGGAGCGTTCCGTACAGCGTGGAGCACTGAAAAGCGAGTGGATGGCAACGTACGGCGAAGGAACAAGCGATAACGTCATCGAATCGATGTCTATCACTATAGACTCGAAGACATGTTGGGAGGCTCTTGCTCTCGTGAATGAGAAGTGGGATGTAAACTTCATAGTCAGAGGAAGAAACATCTATGTCGGTACAGCGGGAGTGCAGGCTAATCATATCTTTAAATACGGACTCGGTAAGGGACTTTACGAAATTGTACAGAATGCCGACTCGGAACAGAGTGTCACAACAAGGCTCAGGGCGTATGGTTCTGAGAAAAATCTTCCTTCACATTACTATGCGGACCTTGGTGTCAAGTACGTGGCGAATATCACGAAAGTCATTGAGGCTAGCACGAATGCCAAACTAGAGCTGGACATCGATTATATCGAGACGAATTTTAAGAATCCGAGGAAATACATAGTATCCGGCGAGTCCCAAGAACAGTCTTTCGGTTGGGTTCTTCAGGTAACGTTCGACTTCCAGACTGTCGTTACAGGTTATGTGACACAGGCGTACAACTCCAACAAATGCAGATTCCACACAGAACTAAAAGGAACTCAGACCGATAACGGAGATGAGGAATCAAAGGACAAGCTCGACGCATTCATTGCGCAGGTTAAGGCAGGAAACACGAAAATGTATATCACATCCGGCCTCAACAAGAAAACTGTTCCTTCATCCATGAAGGAATATGCAAAGAATCTTCCGAATAATATGTCCATCAACAGGCTTATGCTGCCTGGATTCCCTCACGTATCGCTGAGTGATTTCTATGACTCGCTTACTGAACAGGAAAAGAAGTATGTGAATCCAACCGGGAAACTGCATAAATTCTCTACTGATCCATATAGACCATACATCGATTCTCTCAATATAGAGGAGATTGGCCTCCGTTCGGCATCGCAGTTCTTTGATACTGATGATAAGACGAATGGAGTTATAGAAATCTACCCTACTATCGAGGAGATGGAAATCGGTGGTGTGCGCGTGGATGAGATTGATGAGGGAGTTGCTCCTGATGACGACGGAAGGTTTGGCGACAACGAAACAGTAAAGAATGTTGATATATATATCAACAAGGCTATCGATTTCGACATCAACGACCTTAAGGATGATGACTTCTCCATCTCTATGAAAGATGGTATGTGTGGTGGTCGGACATTCAAGGTGGCATCCTCAGCCAAGGTTGACGGAAGGTGGAGGCTTACTATCGAGAGAATCAAGGATGACGCTCTTGAGCTTTGGTTTCCATACAAAGACTACCCTATCAAGAATGGCGACCATTTCGTTCTTACCGGCATCATTCTTCCTGATTCGTATGTGAAAGCTGCATCATTGAAGCTCCTTAAGTATGCTATTGCGCTCCTTGACAAGAATGACTACACAAGGTATGTCTATCAGCCTAAGGTTGACGAGCTTTTTATGGCGAGACAGCACGATAAGGCGCAGGCAGACGAAACCGGAACTATCAAGAGCCTGCACGATACACTGAAGGCCGGCGACCTGATGAACTTCAATGATACAGACCTCAATATCGAAGGAATCATCTCTATCGACCAGCTCACGATCAAGGAAGAAGATGGCAAGATTCCGACATACGACATAACACTTCGCGAGGACAAGGAGGTTGGAACCATTCAGAAGATTCAGCAGCAGATTTCATCACTCCAAAGCGGAAATGGAGGAACTGGAGCAGGATTGACAACTACACAGGTTAAGAATCAGGTCGCAACAGAGGGAAGCAAGCACTTCATCTCAAAGATAAACGATGACACCGCCAAAGGCACAATCACTTGGGAGAAGATTCAGAAGTTCTTGAAAGGATTGACAGCAGAAGACTTATCTCAATTTAAGAAGGGCGCAACCTTCGGAGAGTTCATTCAGGGAATGCTCTTCGGCACGGGCGGCAGGATTGACGAGCTGGGCAATGCCGAGTTTGAGAGCATCACATCCCGAAGTTCTATCATCGCAAAGGAGCTTATTACCAACAGGCAGACGGCAATGGAAAGCAACTTCGTCTTCACAGAGAGTGGTATGGTTGAGTCGGTTACGGAGATTCCTGCGGCAATGGAAGGCGGCAATGTAACTTACGACTTGAAGCTTCAGAAGCGGTGGGATAACGACTTCACGGCATTCAAGGAGAATGATGTGATATTGGCATCAATCAATACATTGACGGAAAACGGCAAGTATTATGATATGTGGCTGCGAGTGTTATCGGTGAACACCGTAACGAATACCATTACGGTTGTCTGTTATCCCGACAACGAATGTCCTAGCAAGAAGAACTATCCACCTTGCGAGTTGGCTAGGCTGATACGATGGGGAAATGCGGTGGACGAAGACAGGCAGAGCTGCTGGTATATCTCATCATCAGAAGGATTACTTGTATGGCTCGACCACGTTACCAAGCCTACCATCGACAAGACGAACTATTCCCTTGCGTTGGGTAAGCTGCCAGATGCGCTATCGTTCCTGTTCCAGGACTTCCCTACCGCCAATAAGCGTGACGGAGCTTTCTATGCTAAGTGGATGATGGCTGCATCATTCCAACAGATAGATTATCAAGGAAATCCAATCTACACGACAAGAGACAGAGGTGTATGGAGCTTGGCTGTGGCGCAAGGCGATAATCCTTACCGCAATGGTGACAGGACGATTGATACTGTATATTACCTCGGGTGCAAGTGGCAGTGCCTCGAAGACAAGACCACGAAGCCGCCAACATACTCATCTACCGCTTGGGCATTCGTGGAGGGTAATCCTTACTTCACACTCGAAATGCTATCATCGAAGCTGTGGAACTTCCGTCTCAACGACTTGATGGCAACGAATGCTGATGGCTCTTGGAAGGTGTTCACTACTCTATCAGTGGTTGGAAGGCTCTATAATCAGGACGTGACGGATTCAATGACGAATATCGTATGGACGAGGGAAACAAACAATCCTACGGCAGACAACAAATGGGCACTCTCTCATGCAAATTGTGGTCTATCTGTTGATTTGACCTATGAAGACCTCGGCGGCTCGGCTTTCCAAGTTGGTACGGTCGTCTTCCGTTGCGAAGCGCAAATCAAGGATGGCGAGACGATGTATTCGGAAGACGTGAGTGTTAATTTCTAAAATGTTGAACTTTTAAAATAATAGGATATGGCTAAAGAATTAGCGGTTAGTGTTGACAAGATGATGGAGATACAGCCTACGGCTTACTCTCAGTCCGTCAGCATAGAAATAGTTGGAAATATCATCAACAGACAGCAGTATGATGGTATCGAAGGCTCATTCTCTCCCGATTTCTCTATTCGCCCTTGTACGATGTTCCCAGCCTGCTATCTTATTGACCCCGATAACCCAGGCGAGACAACGACCTGTAACAGTCAGTTGGATTCATTTAAGTGGTCTGAGGTGACATCTAGCGGCATCGTGGTTGTAGCCACAAGTGAGAATGCGAGCGTGAAGGCAGGATATGAAGCTGTGAGGGAAGGATTGAATAAGGGAACTCTCTATATCAAACAGAACTCCGTTCTAGGCAAGCCTCGGACAATGCGATTTGAAGGAAACTGGATAGACCCAGTTTGCGGATATAAGTACACATTCGTTGCTAATAAGGCTCTCTATCTTGAAGACTGCACTAACGCAAGAGCCGAGATTATGCTAGATAGTCCTCCTACTGTGCTGTGGAATCCTATCAAGCACGCTGCATCTAAGACCCTTACCGCCAAGATTATGGTGAGAGCTAAGGATAAGACGGCAGACGGAAAGACGAGGATATGGTGGTATCGCATTCTTGACAACGGAACGAAACAGCTCATTTCTTCGGTTGATGATGCCGAGAATTACGAGATTACGGCAATTACCAAGGGTGCGAACGGTCAGATTTCGTCTATCACTATTGATTGCGATATGATAGGCGAAGGCATCGGATATGAGTTGAGAGCATGCTATATCTATAGCGGCAGCGTTCCTTCTTCCCCTAGGGAAGCTGATGCACGAAAGGTTACGTACATCAACAGAACCATTCCGCCGCTCACGGCTCAGTTTATCGGTGACGGCTTCGGTCTCAACGAGGATGCCACGTCTGTTGTCTGCCAAGCAGTAGTCAGCGACAATAACGGAGTTATCGAGCCATCAGTATGGGAGAAAGTACTGAGAGCTAAGTGGCAGAAGGTAACGTATGGAAAGATCGTAAACAACGGCGTAACTACAATGACGGAGAGTGTGGAGGTGTTAGGTTATGGCGAAACGTTTCAGTGTCCATTCGAGGCAAAGAAGAGTATTCGTCTCACCATCGAAGACAGAGGTGCTTACGAGCTTATTGTTGATGAGACCGGAAATGCCCTTGTAGATGAGAATGGAAAATACATCATATCAAGGGAGATTGACGAGAATAACGGATAATGTTGTCTAACTTTAAAAAATAAAGAATTATGAAATACTACGTTAAGGTTACGAAGCAGGTTGCTGAGAAAATTATCAGAAGCGGAGTTCCGCTGACAATGACAAGTGACGGAAATTGCTTGCTCTATCAAAGCGAGCTGAATGGTGTGGATGGTGTGAACCTCAATGAGAGAGCAGCCAATGTTGGCGGCTCACTGGTGGCAGAGAGCGATGCCCTTGCGGAAATCAAGGGAACTACCGATACTCCTGCCTACTGCTACACTCCAGTCGGGTTTGGCGGCGAGGGTGATACAAGAAGCAATGACTATATCGGTTCGAGTGGCGGTGATAAGCCGTCTTTCGAGAATACAGACACTAAAGAAGAAAGCGAGGTAAGCGATGAGTAAAGCTACGGTAACAGGACAGATTGTTGTCACATCTAATGGTACTACGTTGCACCCAATCTTGCAATGTAATACTGGTGATATTTATCAGAATTATGATGGCAACCCAGCGTCACCATCCAACGTTGTGCCTAATTTCGAAGCGAGCGGTGCGACCAAGCCGAAACTGGTTATGCAGGCGTATTCAGCAGAACAGGGTGCTGGTAACTCATTCGACCTTTCTAAGGGTTCTCCTACTTGGATAGTGGCTGATGTAACGCTGACTTTCAATGCTTCCCACGTCTCAACTAATACAATCGGTGGCACGTCTGGGCATTTCACAGAAGGCTCTGATTCAAGCGGAAATCCAACGCTCACAGTCAATAAGAACCTTATTAATATTAATGGTGGCGATTCGTTCAACATCATCTGTAAGGTCAGTGTATCAATGTCAAACACGAGCGTTACGCTACAAGCTATGTACCCAGTATATATAGCCGAGGGTGTGACTGATTCTAAGCGAGTGAACATTGTCGCCACGTCAGACAAGAATCTCTTTACCATTACCGAGAAGGGCGGAACTTGCACTGTCAAGGCACAGGTTACGGATGGTAATATGGTTACATCTACTGGCTATACGTTCAAGTGGTATCTGCCAGATGCTAGCGGCGGATGGGTGCTCAAGCAGAATAGCACTTCCGCTACATTCACAATCAACGAGACGGACGTGGATTCTTCCATCATCGTTAAGTGCGAGGCATACAAAGGTAATGACTTCTACGCTTCCGATACACAGACCATAAATGACGTGTCAGACGAGTACATTCTATACCCAAACCCTACGGATGGGAACGACAACCCTGTAGCCGAGAACTTCATTCAGAACTCAGGTGGAAAGATTGTGTATAAGCCGTATATGCGCAAGAGAGGTTCAACGGCTAATGAGACAGGAGTAACATTCTCTATGTCTCTCTACTCCAATGCTGGTGTGCCTATCAATTCCGCTATTACCAAATCGGGCAATACGTTCACGATTACCGAAGCTGGTATCAGAGAATATAAGGGTGCGGTATATTCTATAACAGGAACTAAATAGCATAGCCTATGGTAAGGAAATTAGCAGAAGCGACTGGCTCTATTTCCATCTCTATGAGAGGTGAAAAGGGCGAAAGCGGTGATACCCCCTACGTTACCAAGACGGTTGTCGATTATGCTATTACATCAAGTGTAAGCGAAGCCAAGAAGTGGTCTCCGACCGCACCCGATGCGAGTGCGGCAGCCAACAAGGGCAAGTTCCTTTGGACGAGGACTACTTATACTTGGAGCAATAACAAGACTACGGAGAATATCACCTATACGTACATCGGAAAGGATGGCAAGGATGGAACTTCTGTAACCATCAAGGGGTCAAAAGGTAGTACGTCAGAGCTGCCTACATCTGGCAACACATTAGGTGATGGATATATCATTAGCGGCTATCTGTGGGTTTATACTGGCACATCTAAGACTGACTCCACTCACGCTAGAGGATTCGAGAATGTCGGCAAGATACAGGGTGAACCTGGAACTCCAGCAACGCAGTATTACACCCATATCGCCTGGAAAAAAGCGGATGGTACATTCGCAACCAATCCTAATGGTGGTGATTACGTTTACATAGGAGTGCTTGTAGATACTAACCGCACTGATTCTACTGACCCATCAAAATATGAATGGTCTTATATCAAGGGTGCTACTGGAGCAACTGGCAACGGCATCAAGAGTACGGAGGTGACCTATCAGGTAGGTAGCAGTGGTACTATTGCGCCTAATGGTACTTGGCATAAAGAAGTCCAAAATATCACGGACGCAAATCCGTATCTATGGACACGTACTGTTTTCGTCTATACAAATGGCAGCAGCAGTGCCCCTTCTTTTTCCGTAGCAACAAGAGGAACGAAGGGTGCTCTGATGCGTGAGCACGATGGATTTGAGTCGGGTAGTTACACGTATCTCTCTGGCTCGGGTGCAGAAGCATATATTGATGTTGTGTGTGTTAATGGAAACTGGTATCAGTGCATCCAAACGTACGAAACAGACTCTCCTAGTCTAGACAAACATTGGTTATTGATGAGTAACTATAAGTCAATAGCAACTCATCTTCTCCTTGCAGAGAATGCTACTATCAATATGCTCGGAACCAATCAGATTAATCTGCTCAATCCGACTGATACTACTAATAGTAAGATATACGGCTCGTTCAGAGTGGTTAAGGATGTTAACGACTGGAGCTTATGGCTTGGAGGCGAAACTGGAGATTCGGCTACGTTTGCGGTAAAGAGGAGCGGACATTTTAAAGGAACGGATGTAGATATATCTGGTAGGATAAACGCTACTAGCGGAAGTATAGGAGGTTTCGAGATTGGCAATTATTCAATAGGGTCAGTCGGAAAAACGGAAGGTATGTGTCTGACGAATGAATATCTGAAGTTTATGAATCAAGCCTATCTGCACGGTGAAGGCTATTTCATTACCTGCGGAAGTTATATGAGAACAGGGCTACGGATATTTTCTACAACAAGCCCGTCTAATAATTTGAGTACAGGCATATTAATTCATATAGACGCTGGTACTTCAATGCCATCAGACCCCATTTCTGGAGGAAAAATGTGTACGGCGTTAGACTTGCTTACACGTTGGGCAGACCAGGCAGGTAGTTTTGATATGACGAATCCGTATGAAGGTAACCATGCTATCGTAATTAGAGGTGGAGATGTAATAGGTTTAAGACCGTCATTTGTTCGCTTGGCTGCTAGTGATTCGTTGACAGAGTATCATCACACGGTTGAGTGTTACAACACTTCTGCAATAACGCTCGATTTGCCATCCTCTCCCAAATATGGGCAATGCTATACCATCATACAGAGAGGAGGTCGGGTAAATATATCATCGGACATAAACATATATGACACTCGTGACACAAGCTTAGCAACAACGTGGCACTCTGATACTAGAGGTCAGGTTAGCTGGCTCTGGTATAACGGAATCCAATGGATTGTAAGTTACGCAACAAGATAATAAAATATAATTGATTATGAAGATAAATTTAGAACACTTGGAAGTATTTATGACACTCGACAAGAATCAGTGTCAGGTTGTTAACGCTCGCAAGCAGATTGCGAACATCATCTACTCGCAGGGGGCAGGTCTCGGATTGGCAGGACAGGCTCTTGCCGTGAAGATGTGGAACGGAAGTGATGATACGGAGTACACCGATGAAGAGGTGAAAATCATCAAGGAACTCGTAGAGCGTACTACCGCTCCTTGCTTCATTGATGCGGTGAATGCCGCTATCAGCAGTGCGTCGGCTGCGGATGATGAAGAAGATAAGCAATAAGCGCGATAAGTAACAAGTAAAAATATAATTTAAAAAATAATAAGTAACTATGGCAATAAGAACAAGAAAAATCAGCGAGTGGCTGGCTGCAAACGGGCAGGCGGTCACGAATGCCAGCAAGGCGACAATGGAGGATGCTATCAGAGCAGACATAGGTCAGCTGTACGATGGCGTGTTTATCATGTTTCACCGAAAGAGTGACGACTTCCCTCTTGCGGTTAGAGTGAGTGCCTGGACATCCTATCAGAATAGCGGAGAAGTAGCAGAAGGTGTTCTTCTTGTTGAAGGCGGAAGACGCCTCGTAATAGCTCCAACCGAAGGAGCAGAAAAAAAGTGGAGTTCTAAGCCAGCATCAGAATCTAATACATCTGATGCGGTACAGATTAGCGGAGTTACTACGACTGTCGATAGAGAGACTGCGTTAAATGATTTCAACGGTAGAGCAAATACAACCGCAATCATTAACGGAAGTACTACCAGCAACATCACTAACACCGCAGACTATGCCGCAGGATTCTGTAACAAGTATTCTCGAACCAATGCAAATGGCAAAGGCTTGACCGCAGGTAAATGGTGGCTGCCTTCAGAGGGCGAATTGGCGATGATTTGGGCGAACTTTGATAAGATAAACTATGCCTTGTCAAAGATTAGCGGTGCGGCTCAGTTGCAAACAACCTGGTATTGGTCTAGTACCCAGTTCTCGGCTGGCAGCGCTTGGAACTTGTTTCTGTACGCTGGCATCATGAACGACGATTGGAAATTCCATCAGCTCAGGGTTCGTCCGGTTTCAGCATTTTTATATTAGTTAGTAGTTAGTTCTTTTCACTCCCACGCCTTTAAAGGCGTGGGCAAGCAAGTTATGTCCATAAAAAGTATTCAGTAATGACAGCAAAGATTGCAAGCAAGACAAGAGTTTACAGAGATATGAAGAAGTTCTTGAACGAGGTGATTTATATCATTAAGGACTTTCCGAAAGGCCAGCGATATGTCGTGGGAGACAGAATCGAGCGCACAGCCATCGATAGCCTCCATATTATCGCAAAGGTGTATATGGGCAAGGATTTGAAAACGAGAATCGCCGATATGGTTGAGCTGCAATCAAACCTGGAATTACTGAATACCTTGATAGAAATAGCAGGAGAACATCAGTGGATAAAAGGCAGAGGCAGGTTGGCAAATCTGCTTCTGCTGATGGATAGCATAGGACGGCAGAGTACAGCGTGGAAGGGTTCGCTCATCGAAGCCTTGAAAAGGTCAGAGAGTGAACGTAGTCAGTGCTAGGGAGGTAAGCCAAACTAGGAGAACAGTCTTCCAAATAAATGGGCTACTACCATCATATATGGTAAAGAACAAGACAATGTAGTGATAACCCAGAACTCGGCTAACAACGCTTGGAACTTGAATCTGAACGATGGCAACATGAACAACAATTGGAAATTCAATCAGAACAGGGTTCGTCCGGTTTCAGCACTAATAAAGAAGACGTATTCAAAAGAAAAAAAATAGTAAATGATAGATTTTGAAACGATATTAGAAGCATATTTAGACTGCCGTAAAAGGAAACGGAGCACAGTCGGGGCTACGGAGTTCGAGCTTGATTATGTTCACAACCTTGTTGAACTGATGAATGAAGTTAACTCGCGCCAATATAAAATCGGAAAATCTATCTGCTTTGTCGTCCGCTACCCTCGCTATCGGGAGGTGTTTGCAGGTCAGTTTCGTGACAGAATCATTCATCATTACATAGCATTGAGGTTAGAACCGCTGTTTGAACAGATATTCGGTGGCAGAACGTATAACTGCCGTAAAGGGAAAGGGCAGTTGGCTGGCGTTGCCCAACTGGCAGAAGATATACGTGAAGAGAGTGAGAACTATACCAAGGATGCCTATGTAATGAAGGTTGATCTGAAAGGATTCTTTATGAGCATAAATAAACCTATGTTAGCAAAGATGATTGATGATTTTGTAGCTGAACACTACGAGGGAGATGATAAGGAAGACCTCAGGTGGCTCTGTAATCTTGTCATCATGCACAGACCCGAGATGAACTGCGAACGGAGAAGTCCGCCCTGGATATGGAATTTTATTCCGAAAGAAAAATCACTGTTCACCAACGGAGAAGACAGAGGTATCGCTATCGGTAACCTTTTCGCCCAGCTCTTTGCTAACTTCCTGCTAAACAAAATAGACTGGACTGTAGATATTGTGTGTAAAAAGCACAATAGATATGTGGATGACATATCATTCGTAAGCAAGGATAAAGAAAAACTGCTATCCATTATTCCTATGCTAAGAACGGAACTCGGAAAGTTAGGATTAAGGCTCAACGAGAAGAAATTTTATCTACAGCATTACTCCAAAGGTGTTCAGTTTACCGGCGCAGTCATTAAGCCGAACAGGATATACGTTGCCAACCATACAATAAACAGCTTTGCCAATGCCGTAGAAAGGTTAGGCAGGGCATCTGAACTGGGAATGATTGATGATATTGAAAAAGAGATTGCCTCCGTCAATTCCTATCTCGGCATTATGTCACACTATAATGAATACGCTACAAAACGCAGGATAATGGCAAAGCTTCCGCCGAAATTCTATGAATACTGCTATATAAAAGGTCATTTCGATGTAGTGAAGCTTAAATATAAATACACAGAAAAGGCAGCTTTCGTGAATATTGCCAAGAATATAATCAATAAGAGAGATGAAACGGATATTGAAGAAGATACCGACCGAGGATGAGATTGATATGATTATCGATGAGGGAAATGAAGTCGAGATATGGATAGAAGGGGATGATATAGTTGTGGATGTAAGTTGTAAATAATAGGATAGGTAATAGCGTTAGAATTGGTTAAGAATGCCGTTCTAACGCTATTTTTGCGTACTTACGGATTGTTACATTTTGTAAAGTTTAACACAAAATCTAATTGAAAACCAATCACTCCTATTATAAAAAGCGTATCTTTGCGGAATAAATCTTATAAATCAACAAAAGACAAATTTAAAATCAGCAAGTTATGACACAGGAACAAGAAGCCGAAGTCCAACGGTTAATAAAGGACATCGATGTTACCGAGTTGATGGGAATGCTTATGAAGCACGGCAATCGGTATAGCAGGAGAATCCTTAAATTCTTCCGCTGGTTCTGTAAATATGTACCTATCGCTATTATGTGCTTCCACGCCTACGGAATGTGGGATTTTAGCCAGAATCCTCGTGAGATGTTCATTCCTCACAACGATAATATGCCTTGTTACGTATTCATTTATTTTATGTTGTATGTTTTGCCGATGGTGATTATATTAGGTAGCAGATTCTTCTTCCTTTGCTGGAGATATAGAATACCTTTCTTTTACTTTTTCGGAATCAACGCTGCCCACATCGTGGAATGGAACTGGTACACCACTAATGATATGGTTGACTCCTGCTTTACTGTTATGGTAGTTACGGCATTGTTTTATTTGTACGGCTTTGCTGAAATGTTTGTCAACAATACCAAGTTAGGACGTAAAATTTGCGCATAAGATATGGGAAAGATACTAAGTTATAAGCTGCTTGGCACAGCTTTGAAATCATTGAGTGACGCTTGCTTCAAGGCAGACGAACAGCAGAGAAATGGTGAGAAGGTCACCGCTTGCGGAATGAGCGATGATGACCTAGACAGATTGTGTGACATCATCCCCGATATGCTCAACCCTATGCTGAGCACCGAGGAGGTCAAGGAGAAACTGCACGTTTCTGACGCAACGCTGAATCGCATGGTCGCGAGGGGCGATATACCAAACGGAGTGTGCAAGAAGCGTGGGCATACCCGATATTTTAAGAAGTGGGATATACTACACTACATAAAAAGCAAGAGAAAATCATAACGTATAAGCCCTATCGCAGCACGGATAAGCGAGCATATATATGAGTATGGATTATATGTTTTGTACTTTGATTATAGTAGCGATACTGATAATCATCAACAGCTCGTTCATTGCATACCTATACATTACTTATAAGTATAAGATGATAGACAAGTTCTTTCTATCTTGGGTGACATCATCAACTATGATATTGATAATGTGGTTCGGGGTTGGATTGTATCTGTATCTACTAAATATTTCTTAGGAGTTGAGTAAGAGAGGTAAGTGATTGCCTCTCTTTTTTTGTTTCAGTTTGCGTGAGTGACTGTTGCAATTTTTGCAACTGTCACTCTGACTTCCCAGATTTCGTGGATTTAAAAGTACAATTTTTCGATGAAATTATATACAATATTTCTTCAAAAATATATATTGGTTTAAAATGATATTACCCACTATCACCTTAAATCTCTGATAATCAGCCACTAAAAGAAAGTGTGATAGAGTTATAGCCTATTTCCATACTATTTCTTAACTTTGCATCCGTAACGTTACAATAGTGTTAGTTAATATTAAGGATAACTTAAAAAGATTGTATCATGGAAATGACAGATGCAAAGGTCGTAGAGAAGAAAATCTACGAAGAGGGAAAGAAGCACGACGAGTATGCTTCTAAAGGTATCGCAGGCACAGGATTGGGTCTTGGTATAGCTGGTACTGCACTCGGTCTTGGTGCTTGGTTATTTGGCGGTAATCGCAGTGTGTTTGGTTCACTCGGTGGCAGCAATATGCCTGAGAACGTGAACATCAACGCAAACAGTTATGGCGCAAATGCGAATGCTAATCAGCCAACCGCATTGCAGGTAATGGAGAAGGAATGCGCTGATGAGGTGAAGTTGCTTACAGACATGTTCGGTTTGAAGCTCGACACCGCTAACAAGTTCTACGCTATGCGTGAGACTGACATCGCAGAAAAGTTCTCTATGTATAAGGGTGCTACTGATGCCATCAACGCAGAGAACCGCCGTGCAATGCAGGCTGAGTTCGGACTTTACAAGTCTCAGGTAGATGCGGACTTCGGTCTGTACAAGAACCAGCGAGACCAGTACGATGCGTTGCAAGCTAAGTATTGTGACCTCGACAAGAAGGTAGCCATTATGGAAGCCCTCACTCCTTACAAGGAGAAGCTTATGATGGCTTACGTCAAGGAGAACACTTGCAACTGCTTGCGAGGGCAGTTGATGCTCCCGAACACTCCAGTACTCCAGGGATTCGGTAGTTACAGCGGCTGCAACTGCGGCACTACAACCACCACAACGCCCAGCACTGGTGCGTAGCAAGGCAAAGACCGTAAGACGGACTAAGAAGAAATGAGTTGGTGAGGGGTGTTTGCCCTCGTTGGTGGATGCCCTCTCACCTCTCTATAATATATCACCAACTTTAAAGATATTGATTATGATGAATTTCGGGAACAGCCCATTATTGGATATGGGTACAAGTCAGCAACAGCCGCCAACGATGGATGCCGAGCTACAGAAGATGTATGAGGCAATACAGCAGAAGCGAGCATCTATCAATATGCAAGCGCAGCAATCCGCCACCCCACTTTGGGATGAGATTGATAAGATTGAGGACAATCTGACAGGCGCACAACGTCAGTACTTGATGCAGAATCAGGAATACGTTAATAGCTTGCAATATGTGTCTAAGCTAGTGCAAGATGAGGAATTGCGCATCATACGTCCTCGCATTGAGAGTACTCAGCAAGGACAGGAAGCATTAAAGAAGCATCTATCTTTGATGCAAAGATTGAGAAAAGAAGTAGCGCAAGCAGAGGAACAAAAATCTGCTATGCTCAACGATTATATGACTAACCACAGCGACAAAACTTGGCAAGAATATCTCGTTTGGTACAACAAAACAAAGAAAGGAGAAACTAAGAAATGAACGTAACAGAACTGAAAGAGAAACTGCTTACATCGCTTGATTTGTGGGCAGACGCAAGAATAAGTGATATGGTTAAGGAGAACCCTGCACTGGCTATTCCTTCCGTATATATGAAAAGGGCATCGCACAATATCATCGCCAAACACAAGGATAGTTGGGGCAAGAGCATTGACAACGCTACCCTATTCATTGCCGATGAGGACGGAAACATTGATGCCGATACCATATTCTCAGACCTCATGCAGATGTTGGAGAATATAAGCAACTATGAGTTTGATTTCGGCTTTGTCAAAGGTCGCATTGATGGCGGTACTTTGTCCATTGATTTGCCTGATAATATTATAACGACAATATTGTTCGGCAGCAAGAAGAGTATCAGCTTTACAAAAACTGACTTTGAGGAGTTGAAAAGTCTGATAACAGCAGAATAATCACATATATAAATACAAGACAATATGGAAGCAAAAGACATTATGACTAAGTTTGATGAGCTGTATGAAATGATGGCTTCATCAGCTAATGTAAAGTATATGCGCGTATTCGGCAACACAATGCGTTGCATGATGAAGGATATGGCAGCAAAGCACCCAGAGTTGGCGCAAGAGTATCTTGATAAGCTTTGCGCAATAAAGTGGAAGAACTATCTCACCAAGAAGGAGGCATCTGAGATTGTAAACGGTATGAATCCGCCTGCCACTTGGGATATGCAGACGTGGCTCAACGCAATGAATAGCCTCGGACTTGCGACAGAGGAGAAGCCTTACTACAACGATTATGCTTTGTATGTTGCCATGAATCAGGTTGTAAGCGACCACGGATGTACCATCGCAAAGATACTCGGCAAGGAAGACGTGAAGGATATTGGTACAGAACATCTGGTTAAGTATGCCAACCACCTTGCACTCGATTTATTGAAAGACAAGGATGGTGTGTACGACATCAGAGAGTATTTCCTGAAGTAGCACTAAAAACGTACGGTTATGAAAAAGGTATTCGAAGACATTATAGCTAGCAATGACATGCAGGCTATCAAGAACTGTGTTACGATCATGGCAGATTGCTGCGAAGTTGGAATGAATGACAGCGTAATGCTTGATATGATGAAGCAGGTCAAGGGAGAGATTGGTGCGTGTCATTATGACGAAGAAATAGCAGATATGCACCTTTGTCTCATTGAACAACTTCACACTAAAGACGTTGCCAAGGATTATTGGCACGAGGTCAAGAGTGACAAGATTAATCTTGAAGACTGGTGCGTCCTCTGGGGTGAAATGGTAAAACGTAACGACGCAAAGATAAAGAAATGGTTCCCGAAGATCAACACGCTCGACTACGAGCGAAAGATTTTCGACGAATGCGTTTCCTTCCTGGAAAACGGCGGAATGCCATATTATGATCTGAATATCTGATTTTTTCGTTATTCTGAATGAAGTTTCGGTTTTTTTTGCTATCTTTGCAGAAAGAGACCGAAACTTTATTTTTATTAATTATTCAGGATAACGAAAATGGCAGAAAGATTAAGAGAATTATTAGTAGGGGTCGTGATAGCGGTCGTAGCCTACTTAAAGCCTATTGATGGAGAATTGAAGACATTGGCTTTGGTTTTCTTTCTCAACTTTGTGTTTGGATACCTTAGCGGTATGATAGCTAAAGGTGAGAAATTTGAACTCAAGAAGGCTCTTATTTGTGTAGGTCACGCAACGATATACTTCGTCCTATGTGCAGCCGTATATACCATTGGTAGATGGAAAGGGCAAATGGATGGAGCTATTCAATGTGTGTCAATGATTACCTACGTTGTGATTTACTTCTACGGCATGAATATCACCCAAAAGATGATGGAGATATTCAAGAAAGGTACGCCACCATGGATGGTAGCGAACTTTCTACATTATTGCCTTGGACTGTACTTTTTGGAGAGGATACCTTTCTTGTCATCATTTTTTAACTCATACAAACAACAGAAAGGAAATCAATCATGTTAATTACAATAGACAGAGCTTGGAAAAAAGATGGCTATACTATTAGCCGTCTTTACGTTAATGGAGAGTTGTTCGGATGCAATACCCTTGAAGATGCTGATAGAGGATTGCGCCAAGATATGCAACTTGAAGAAATCAAGAAGAAAAAGTTGTATGGGCAGACTGCAATACCAAGCGGCAGTTACGAATGCGTATATACCTACTCTAACAGATTCAAGAAGATGCTTCCATTATTAAAGGATGTGCCAGGGTTCGATGGTATCCGTATTCATTCCGGTAACTCTGCAAAAGACACAGAGGGGTGTATTCTTATCGGTAAAAACGATAAGAAAGGATGGGTTAGTAATTCCCGATTCTGGACAAACAAGCTCATTCAGACTATGAAGACAGCTTGGGATAAAAAGGAAAAAGTAACAATTGTAATTCAGTAGCTTATGAAACTGATTGATAAGATAACAAGGGTTGTAATTGCCATTGCAGTAGCAATGCTGATTCTATCAATGTTCTGTAGATGTAAGGCGAAAGAACGTGTGATAGAAAAACAGACATACGTCACCGATAAGCGTAACGAGGCTAAGTGGGATTCACTCTTTAACGCAAGGCTTATTAAGGAACTGGAATCATATAAAGTATCTCACAAGGAATCGGTGAAGTCTACAACGAAAGAGAAGACTCATATAAGGGATAGTACAGCTTCGAAATACGATGCGAACGGAAACAAAGTCGGCGAAGACAGATTCCACTACGAATTTCACGAGATATCACAGGAAGATGTACAGATACTGAGAGATAGTATTTCTAGTCTTAAGGAATACAAGGATAGTGCTGCGATATATCATAGCAAGTGTGACTCCTTAATCTCAGTGATAAATAAAATATCAAAAGATGAAGTATATGTCGAGAAACAACTATCAAAGACCGATAAAGCTTTCTTGAATATAGGTAAGATTGCATCAGTTTGTCTTTTTATAGGCATTCTCGCATTTTTAGGTTGGATATACTGGAAATTAAAGCTCCACAAACGTTCTTAGTTTTTTTCTAATGTTTTTATTTGGTTATTGATTTATAAACAAAAAAGGGGTGACCGCACGCGATGTGTAGCCACCCCTAAACATATAGATAATGCACAGAAATTCAATTTTCTTCAGCTTGCAGGAACTTAATACTATACTCCGTTTCGTAGTATTTCTTCTGTTCGTCGGTCAGCATTCTTGTTTTGCTGTCAAAGAACAGGGTAAGCAACTCTCCATAATCCTTGTCGTAAAAGTAGTTATACTTTCGGCAAAGATAATTTCTGGCATTCATACACTTGCCGGGAACAGTCTTAAACTTACGCTTTGTCTTCTGTGGCAAACCGCTGGCAGCTCTCAGCTTCTCAACGGCAAGAACCTTTCTCAGTGTTTCCTGTCTCTTTCTGTTAGCCTCATCGGTACGTGTACGAGCAGCACTCTCCTTCTGTATTCGTTTTGTGGTCTCATCTGTATGCTTGACCCCAATCCTCCTCGCCAGGTTGTTGACCGATGCCTTTGTTATACCGAGAATCTTCCCTACCTCTGTGGCAGAAAGAGCTGGATAGAGATTACGAATAGCCTGATCCCTCACCTCCTTCGCTTCCTTCTTCCTTTGAATAAAGGAGTCCCCATGCAGCTTATGTAGCCACCAGTAGATGGTCTGTATGGTGCATCCGAATGACTTCGCCAATTTGCTTGGCGACTCACACGGATGCTCCTTTATGTAATTTTTCTGTTCGTCTGTAAGTACGTTCATATTACTTTTTTATCAGAAGAGCCGCAGCCGTTATCACCACGCTCTGTTTTGTTTAACTCATCCGTCTCTATAAACATGATGTTGTCACTTGTTTCTAGGTGGAATTGCACGATTTTATCACCAACCTTGTATCGCGGCATATTGGGCATAACGTGATAGAATACGGCAGAAATCTCGCCAGTATATGGGTCATCGACAGTGCCTTCGCAATTACTGAGAATCATACCAGTCTTATATACGGAAGAACGAGGACGAAACGTAAAACACCTAGAAATGTCGGCAGGTTTGTTGCGGTTTTCAATCTGCAAAGCAAATCCAAGACCATATTTCCATACGTTAGGCTCAACCTCTTCTTCTGAAACCGCATAGCAGTCGTAGCAGAAATCATCATCGTGCGCCTTAGTTGGCATAATAGCGTTCTCGTTGGTCTTTTTGAATAAGACAGGCACACCAACAACCTCGGTGAATCTATCAATTTCCACGCCATCAACGTTCACCTTTCCGTAGAACATACCAGCAGGACGAGTCCAAACCTTGTGCTCCCCATAGAGAGCCTGATAAACAACTTCCTTCTGCTGAGTCTCACTATTAGTGACCTCAGTAATAAATCTGTAATAACCTCCTTTGAAATGTCTGTAAATCTTTTCCATTTTATATTTAAAGTTTAAAATTCATGTTTCTTGCAAATCTTGTATATCTTCACACTTTAAGTGTGGTGGACAATACCAAGGTATGCAATTCGTTAAATCTTCATTACCCATAATTTGCCATCCACGTTATTTGTTATCAGTAATCAACTTGCGTAATTGAGATATAACCACATCTACGTTCTCATCATGCGCTCCTTCATAAAGTCCAAGGTTGAGCATAATGATGTTTAGTGCAGGGTCGTTAATCTCAATAGCCCTTTCGGTGAGTACTTTAAGTACCTGTGCCAAAATCCGAAAAGATGCAGCATAAGGAGTGCTTGTTGAACACTCAGAAATCTCTTTCAAGAACTTTGGTAAATCAACCTTCCACACCATATCGTTCATAACATAGTCACGAACTGTCTTACTTTTGATTTCTTTCATATTATTTCACTCTTTTGAATTGAACATTCTTTCCGTCTTTTCTAGATTTTGCGCTACAGACAAAATCCCCGCAGACATTTTCATAAATGTCGCAACTTATCTCATCGAAGAAACAGCCATTACATTCTTCTTTCTCGGTCTCAACCACCTTCAAGACGATTTCTGACCCAATAGATAGATCTTCCATAGTTACACCTCCTCGTTATATTTATTTTTCTTACGTTTTAAGTTAGCTATTCTAGTTTCTCTAAGGTATTCCTCTGATTTCTTCAATCCGAGTTTCTTCGCTTGCTTTGTAACCTCGTAAACACTTCTGCCGAGGATCCTGGCAATCTGTTTATTCGAAGTGTTAGAATAAGCGACCCTCAAAGCCCTTACGTGAGTCTCGTTCCAAGGAGTACCGGTATTATCCTGTTCATTCTCCAGGAATTCGCCGTCAGCATTAAGGTTGAAGCCGTTGAGGATACAGGCATTCGCCAGAGCTTTCTCGGCACGTTTCCAGTCGAGTACCTTCTGACCGATAATCTCGAAGCCGAGGTTGAACTTGTCCGGGCATTCATGGAACACCTCATCATCGACCTTGACAGGGTATAGAATCTCCATAGCATTACGCATTCGTGCATGTACTCCTCGAATAGGATTCGTGAAGCGTTCTGCGATGTTGACGGCGTGTATACCGTTGTACTTATCCATCATCTCTGCGAAACGTTCTACCGAGCTTACAAGCATACTGCTCATCAGTTCAGACATCAGGAGCATCGTGTACATCTTGTGCTCTTTGATGTGATGCTTCATAAACTGATTATCGATGGCATAGAAGCATTTCTGTACGTCCAGCTTCAAGTCCTCCTCAATACTGTCTGTCATGTCAAGCCAGAGCTGAGACATTCCGCATTCCTTCATATAGTGCATAAAGGCATCGATGAGTTCGTCTGAGCACTCCTTTGCCTCTGTAATTCTCTTCTTAGCCTCGAAGCGGAAGATTTTCTTGTTCTCCTTGATGAGGTTGTATGTATCGGTGATTTGCGTCTGAACGATTGATGCAAAACCGCCGACCATAGAATAGAAGAGCATATAGAAGCGATTCACCTGCTCTTCGGTAGGTACTTTGACCGGAATTCTAGACAATACCGGTCTAGAGAAATTCGGGTTCCATCCTGTCTGCATGCTACACCTCCCTCTCTACTACCAATGCGCAACTGATGCAGAAGACCATCAGGAGCGAAAGGAAAACGTGTTCAGCCATAAAGCAGATGAATCCGTAACCTGCGATGAATGCTGCGATAACGAGCAGGATCATCACTATTGTATGTTTGTATCTCTTCATATTACTTTGATTTGATGTTACCGTATGCAGCCATATAGCTATCAAGCTGCTGTGTTGCGTGAACTAGTTTTTGATTGTAGCTATCTCGTTCTGCTCTCGCCTTAGAGATGAAGACGAAGCTAACGATAAATGATATTACTACCGTTATCACGATGAACAACCAAGGCAGCTTGTGAACTGCCTTATTGATTACTCTTCCTAGGTTTCTCACAATAACCCAGGAGTAGATACAGATGAACACTACCGCTTGCTTGGTTGTAGCGTTCTCAATACGTTCTTTCTGTGTCATAATTCTAAATTTACTTGGTTCGGTTGCACCAGTTATCGGTTGATTGCCAATAACCAGCTAACCATATTTCTTTTGGTGTCGCATCAGGATGCTCCCTGAGCCATTCTTCTGCCATTTTACTTACGTCCGCCATCTTTGTCACGTTTTGATTCTTTTTCAAGTTTTTGTTTTAGCTTTTCAAGAGGGGATTCTTTCGGATCCACACCATTTAAGCGACAATGTTCTTCGTAGGATATTGCATTCTTTTTTGATTCCTCATATTCTTTTTTCTGTTTCTCAGCTAACTTTTGAGAATCAATTTCAGCTCTCTTTTCATAAAGCTTACACATGTATTTTTCGAGAGCAATAAAAAGTTTTTGAGGATTTACCGTCTTTCCTACATAGATTTCGCCATACTCACCCATAGAAAACTCGTAGAAGAATCTAGTAAGCTCACTAGGCGTAAGGTGATAGTATTCTTGTCTGATACGCTGTGCCATAGCCTTGAACTGGTAAGGAGTAGTCGAATCAATAGCACCAATAACCATGAACAAGTCGATGAGCATTATCTTAATCCAAAACTCGCTTGCACCATCTTTGAAGTACTTATCAATACTAACAAACGACATACCGCCTCTATCTACAGAATCATATACAGATGTAATTGCATCTGTTCGATTTTGCAGGGTAGGATATTTGTCCAGGAATAGCGCATATTGTCCGCCGTATTTTTCCACCGCTTGCTTGCATTCAGTCGGCAAGGATAGAACTAATTTTGTTGAAAGTTCGTTGCTGTTGTTCATAACTGTTTACACCATTGTTTTTAGGAGCGAACAACCCAGTGTAGTTGTTGCCCATAGAATACTCAACGATAACTTTTGCGTATTCGGAATTTCCGTTTGACAACTGTAGAAGTTTCTTTTTAAGAGCTTCTAACCCACGTGGCTTGTAAGTCTGCCGTTTTTCTTTCTTATATGCAAGCCACATTTCAAGAGCTTCTTTGCAAGGATAATATTCTTCTTGTTTTTGCTCTGTAGTAATCTCGAAATCCGACAAATCGTTTCCTAACGAAAATGCAGCACCCATAAGAAATATTCTCTGTTTCTCTGCGTCATTAGGGAACAATTCGCTAGACTTCTGACGTATGTTAGTTGGTAACATCATAAGCTATTGTATGTAATTTTGTTGTCTTTCTATATCATGCTGAATATGCAGTAGTGCGATATATTCATCAGAATCAGGAAAATCAAATCCAGCTTCCTCTTTTGCCCACGATTTGAAATCAGAAATAGATTTGCTCATTTCGTCTTTCGTAAGGTCGGCAGAAGAACGGAGATACTTATAGCATTCTCCTGTGAATTTATCAATCCCTTCTCTGAGGAATATATCTTTATTCACAACCAGCTTATAGAAATGCGTCTTAACTTCGTCTAGAGTGTAGCCGTATTGGAGGCCGAATGCAGATAAGAGCAAATGAAGATAGGCATTCTGCTTCAAAGAACGTCCACGTTTCTCTTTCAGCTCTACCATCGCGCCTTTGTTCTCCAATTCGGCTACTTTTGTCCTAAACGTTTCCAGTTCAAACACATTTTTCAGGTTAAACCACATAAGCGTTGAATGTTTGTTTGATTAGCTCGACTCCCCTATTAAAAGGGAAGGCCCCCGCCACCCTGTTGTTGCGCCTGCTGTCCGGCCTGGATGGGATTCGGAGAATTACCTGGAGGTGTGCCACCGCCAAACATTGCATTGCCGACTGCCTGTGGTGGAACATATCCGCCTGTCTGTGGTGGAACATATCCGCCTGCCGGAGCATTGACGTTCTGTTGAGGGTTAAGAGGAGGATTCTGCGCAATCGGCATGAGCTTCTCGACTTTCCATGCGTTGATAGAATTAAAAAATCGCCCCTGATATTCGTGTGCAGAGATATCGAAACTAACCTTTACGGCCTCTCCGATCTGGAGAGCAAAGCTGTTGATTCTATCCTCTCCAAAGACCTGGAAGCAAACCATTTTCGGATATTGTTCCTCTGTGGTAATCACGAATTCCTGCGATTTCCATTCTCCTCTTGCAGATACGCCAGAGCGCATCGGTAAGATGTTTGTTACTTTTCCTTGAATTTCCATTTATTTTTTGTTTAAAGAATTTTTCAAAACCAAATCGGCCAGCTCGTCAAAATAAGCTGCATCCTTGATAGCGGAGTCCTGTTCGCCCGTAACCTTTGATGCTATTGAGCCTTTCTGCATAATCAAGCTATAAAGATAGCCATCGATGGTATTTGCACCCATAAGAATCCACGATGTAACCGCATTCTTCTGTCCGTTACGATAGGCTCGGCATTCGCACTGCGATAAGTCCGCCATCGTCCATGGGAGCTCGACGAACACCACATTGGAAGAAGCCGTAAGCGTAAGACCTACGCCGGCTGCCTTGATGGAGCAGATGATGATTCTCTTTTTCCTAGCCTGAAAAGAATCAATAGCCCACTGCTTCTGCTGCTGGCTATCGGAACCGGTTACGGTGCAAACCTCATCCGGGAACTCTTTCTTGATTGCACTAACGACATCACGATGCTCGGCAAACACGATTATCTGCTCTTCGGTGTCATGGAGAAACTCTATAGTCGCCTTCATCTTCCCTCGCCCGGATATCGAGCGTAGGTTCATAAATCTGACAAGAGCCTTCATTCTCAGCTTTTTCCTAGCCTCTTCCTCGGAACAACTCCTATATTCGAGAAGGAACGTAAGCAGGTCTTTCTGGCAGATATCGTACTCTTCCTGCGTTTCCGGGTCGAGGGCAACGCTGATGGTCGTTCTGGTCAGATCCGGCAAATCCTTGAGAACATCTTTCTTTTCCCTGCGGAAATAGCACGTTTCGTGTATCTTCCGGTTAAGCTCTTCAAGATTCTCATTCTCACCGTACCTGTTACAGAACTCGCCAAACCCTCCGAACTCGTCGTTCAGACGACCGAGGATAGCAAGCTGGCAGGCCAGGTCTGTTGCGTGATTGACAACGGGCGTACCTGTAAGCTCATAGATATACTCCTTACCATGGCACAATCCCATGATAATTTTAGACTGCCTTGTTGATGGATCCTTGACTCTTGCAGACTCGTCGATAATCACAGACTTGATAATCTTCAGTTCATCACGAAACAGGAAGTTTTTCAGCCGTAACGGTTTCGGACCGAGGCTTACGACGAAGTATTTTGCAAGCGACTCGTAATTGCATATCACTACATCATACAGGTTCATCTTAGTAAGATGATATCCGTATGTCGCATTGACGGAATCGGTAAGAATGAGAGGTCGGAGGTTCGTAAACTTCTTTATCTCTCGTTCCCAATTAACCTTAAGTGCGGCAGGGCAAACAACAAGGCATGGGGTTGCCTTTGCACGTTCAATGGCGACGATAGACTGAACCGTCTTACCGGTTCCCATGTCATCGCCATTGATACAGCGCTTCATGGCAAGCTCCATGCGCACACCTTCTTCTTGATAATCGTATAATTTCGGTTTATCTGACATAATAATAAATTATAATAAACACCACATGCGGAAAGCCCATTCAAGAGCCTTCTCCCTACCACGCATATACAACTCGTCACCACGTTCAATCTTCTTATAGAATACTTTCTTCTTGGTCTTGGAGACCGCAAAGATAAAGTCCTGGTTTCCGTATCTTGGGTCTATGCTGTGCGTAAGGTCCATGTACCATGCACGGCTCCTATCCCAATCGACGAAATCGATCTGAGCCTCAAATTGCTCCTGTGATGTAGCTGCGGTGGTCTTCAAATCACCGCCGAACTCGCCGAGCCACCAGTCGAACTTGCAGCGTACCGGAAGCTCGAACTCGAAGCCCTGGTATTCCATCTTCATGTTCGGATTGATGAATGTTTTCTGACCGACCGCATTCTTCAGGACGAAATCAAGGAATCTATCCTTCGTTGCCTGTTTCTTCAGAACAGCAAGCCGGTCTAGCCCCCATTTCCAATCCTTCTCCGTATATTTCTCGTCATCGACCGTCATGGCGTAATGATTACACTTTTCCGGTTCGGTAACGAGAGCGTCAACGAGAGTTCCGAGATGGAAAGCCTTTCTCTTGTCCTCTTCCTTTACGAAGTTGAGCTGCGGGTTCAGGGCAAACTTCAACGCAGTGAGGTCTGAATTGGAGACCTCACCACGAGAATAATAAGGATCAAACGGTTGTTCCGACATATTACTTAGCTGTTACCTCATCCTCATATTTAATATAAGGAGAAACGATGTACTCTTCTTCGCTGTTTGCGTGTTTCTCGCAAGCCTTACGCATGAATTCCAACTTAGAAGCAAGCTTATCAGGAGCCATCTTTGAGCCTTCGATCGTCCACCACTGCTGAATGATGTCGAGCCAGGCATTCTTGTCGGTAACAACAAGACGTTTTGTTACCTTGATTTTCTGCTTGCCAGTTTCTCCAACGGAAGTCTGAGCGAAGAGTGACTGAGCCTGTGCGGTAGCGTGCTGGGCTGCATTTTCTGCATCACGCTTCTCCTGCTCAGCCGCAAGCTTTCTCTGCTGCTCTTCCTTAGCAGCTTCATCAGCCTTACGGATAGCATCTTCCTTTGCCTTGCGTTCAGCCTCAGCAGCGGCAGCTTCCGCCTCTTTACGCTTACGCTCTTCCTCGGCAGCCTTCAGCTCTGCCTCCTTGGCCTTGCGTTCTGCCTCAGCAGCTTTCAGCTCTGCCTCCTTGCGCTTACGCTCTTCCTCATCCTTGACACGCTGAATTTCCTCCTGCTTCTTGCGCTCCTCTTCGGCAGCTCTTGCAGCCTCCTCAGCCTTGCGCTTACGCTCTTCCTCAGCCTTGCGAGCTTCCTCCTCCTTACGTTTGCGCTCCTCTTCGGCTCTCTTGATTTCAAGAAGCTCAGAGACCTTGGAATCAAACTTCATAAGAAGCTCATCACGCGTAGCATTGACGGTCTGCTTATAAGATGCAAGAAGAGAAGCGGAAACCTCCTTGTAGGCTCCATTCATAATATCCTTGGCATCATTCTCGTCAACCTCAGAAGAATAGGAAGGCTTGTTTGCGACAAAGAGATGTCCTAGATCAAGAACATCAGAGAACTCGAAGATACGCTTCTTAACCTCATCCTTGTTGTCGAGAGTAAGAAGGGTGAACGTATCATTGAGAGAATTGATGGCGGATGACGAAGACTCTGTAAGGAGATTGTTCAAGATATCAATCGTATCAGTCTTCAACTTAATCTTGGCCTCCTTGATGCGCTCCTGGCGCAGGCGTTCCTGCTCAGCCTTACGCTGCTGTTCAAGCTTGTATGCTGCATACTCGTTGCGCTTCTCCTGAATCTTATAGACAACGGAGTCCGTATTCTTGACCGAGATAAGGTTTTCCATCATGGTGAAACCCTTGCGAACGATATCGAACACCTGGGTGACTTTCTTTCGGTTCTCCGTCATTGACTTTTCGGTCAGCTTTGCTCTCTTCACGTATTCAGCAGCCTGCTCGTCGAGAGCATCGTTCATTCCGGAAGCCTCGATATCATTAAGCAGCGACTGACCGGCCTGCACACACGCTTCATACGATTTCTTGTTCGCCTGTACGGCTTTTTCGGTGTCAGACTTAAGCGTCGCAATCTGTCTCGTGACATTATTGGTCTGCTGCTGCACCAACTGTAATTCGGTAATTTCTGTCATGTATAACAATTTTAAAATGGTGATTCACTATCGACCTTTACCTTAACACCTTTATCTTCCGGTGCGGTATTTCCGGCACCAAAGGCTTCCTGACTCGGCTTCTGCTGAGTCTGTATGTCGATGTCGGCCTGCAACAGAGCACCAAGACCAACCTTCAGTTTAGGATAGCCCTTGAACGCATGCTTGCATGTCTTAGAGATAAGGAAGCCTGTATCAATATCCCTGAAATACGTTCTGCCATCGTTGCCGACATAGTTTCCTCCGTAAAGAGCGTTTGCCTTATGGTCTTTACCACCAAACTTCTCGGAATACGTACGGAGACGGTCGATACCTTCACGGTCAAGAACAAAATAATCGTAGGCATTGTTCGGAAGGATAATCTTCACATAACAAGCAACGATAAGTGAATTTCCAGGTCGAGGATAGGTCTTTGTGTAATCAACGTACTTATGACCGTCACGTTCGCCGAAACGGAAATCGTCACAATCGTAAACTACGACAGGATTATCGCAACGGATAATCTGGCCGGCACGCTGGCGAAGAAGAATCTCTCCATATCCAGTATAGGTGATCTTGGCCGTATAAGTCGTTTGTCGGGTATTCTTGTCATAGTTGCTGTAACCCATAAGGTAACAGAGTGTCGTGGTTCCCTTTTCGAGAGACAATCCGTTAATTGCCAAGTTCATGAAGGCATCGTGAATATTCAAAGATGGAGCCTTTTCAAGATAGCCCTTAAACGATCCATTGAGAAGTTCTTCGTTGAAGAACGCCTTCTGTTCTTCAAAAAATACGTCTCCGCCCTCTCCGAACTTCTGATTGTACACCTCGATAAATCTGTCTCTTACCAAATCGCAAATCTGATTATGAGGCGTTTTGTTTAACTGCTCTATATCCATTTGTATAGAATTAAAAATTAATGTACTCTATTAATGTAACAGAAGTAAGTTTCCACGTTAACCTTTTACTCCCTTAGGAGTAACCCTTTCGTAGTGTCGTGGAATCTTACCGAGCTTTCTTCCCGTACCCTCTATATAGTCTAGGAAGACAGCTCTAGCCGCCAGAGCTCTAGCGTGATTTGTGTCGAGTTCCATCAGGCAGGAATGAACCTCTCTCAGATGGACCACGGCAGCAGCTTCGCCCGGCGGCATAGATGCGATGATTTCGTTGATTCTACTCATTATACCTCCATAATAGGAATCTCAGGACAGAACTTGCGAATCTTATCAAGCTCCGTATTGATGATCTTGTCGCGGGATTCTTCGATGATACATTCTGCATCAGCAGAGATAAGCGTCAGAAATGCCGTATTGCCTTCAACGTGAGCGATAGTCTCAATAGAAAGCTTCTCTGGCTCTGCGCCCTTGAAGATTGGAACGTTGATAACGAACGATGAAGGAAGGTTGGAGTCTACAGCCTTCTCGTAGTTGTCAGTTACAGAACCATTATCGTTGAGCTCCTTCTTGATTGTTGTCTGAACCTTTGCTGAAAAGCTCTTGAGGAGATTGACGAGCTCCATATTCTTCTCCTTCGTCTCAAAGTAAGAACGGTTGAGACGGAAGAAGTCACCAAGTTGTACTGGTGTCCATAACTGACCGTCGTTGATATGGAATCCCGTAAACTGACGAGACAGCTGAATGGAGCCAACGATAGTCTGCATCTTGCGCATATCGTTCTCGTTTGTTACAAGGGTAACGGTAAGTTCCTCTCGATTGACCTGGATATGTGTATGCTCCTTGTCAATCTGTTCTGTACCCCAACGCTTTTCAAGGAAAGCATAGATACAAGTAATAACACCATGCACACTAAGATTCAGCGGTTCCTTGACAGGAAGCTTGTAAGGGTTCTCGTTGCCGACCTCACGGATAACAAGCTCCGCAGAAGTCTGTCCCGGAGCAAAATTTACTTGCATTTTTTCATTGTCCATTTTATAAAATGTCTAAAAGTTAAAACAAAGTGAAAGCAGACTACATAGCCTGCTTGTCACGGATAATTGAATACATATTCTTAGGGAGTTCGTCACGTGTTGCCGGACGGGAAGAAACGAGATTGCCCTCCTTGTCATAGAAGGCAGTCATCTTTGCTTCACGGTCAACGAACTTGTAAACCTTCTCGTTAACCATGCTACCCTTCTGCTTGATTTCCTTAAGGAGAGAAGAAATCTCTTCCTTGATAGGCTTCAGCTCTGCCTTTTTCTGCTCACGGAAATCCTTGATTTCCTCCTCAATGTCAGATGCACGTGCAGACTGAATAGCAAACAGATCCTTCTTCTTCATCAGCTCATCAGAGTTGAATCGCTTGACAAACTCCATCTTCTCAACAGAGTCCGCATTGTTGGCGAGGAAATCCTCACGCTCCTCCAGGTCCTCGTACTCGTGACCGAGGGTTGCAGCAATAGTTGCTTTTTCTTTTGCCATTGTTATATGAATTAATGTGTTAATACTCGACGCCAGCGTCCACGCTTAAATTTCTTGTCCGCGTGGATTCCGAACAACTTTGGTGTTGTGACACCATTCATCATAGGAAGCACATTGCCCTTCTTCAAAATACTTTCGAAATGTGAAGAAGTGACAGGAGCGTGGCAGATGATGTTCTTCTTGACATCATACAGGTTGCCGTACTTTGATACTACACCCATTACTCGCCCTCCTCTATTACTTTCAATAACTCACGGAGACCTTCAACGCCGGGCATCTCTCCGTTTTTTACTTTCTCCTGGAGCTCATCGAGCTTCTTAAGCTTATCGAGGTAAGCGTTCTTCTTGTCATCAAGCGCTTTTAAACGCTTGGTGATTCCCAGTTCCTGGTTGTCACAGAGAATGGTATCCAATGCGATGCCGGCGAAAAGGTTCGTATTATTCTCCTTCTTGCCTTCATCATCAATCTCGTCGATATCACGAGTAAACTGGTTCTTGCCGTCGATAACCTTCTTGATTTCGTCAAACTCAGAAGGAGTCTTCGAGATGTCGAATGCTCTGTCAATAAGAGCCTGCTTGTCAATTACTACACTGACGATAATTTTGTCTTTGTCCATAATTCAAAATATTTTAGGATTAAACTACTATTCCTCCTTATCCCAACCAAGGGATTTTGTGATAAACGCACCTGCTGCGAACATTAGTACCGTCAGCAGGAAACTATTGAAAATGATAACCATATCTTTTAGATTTTACACCTTATTATAATATAGTACAGTCAGAAGGAGGGTAATCAACGATTTTCCACTCATCCTTCTTCACCTTGATAGCCTTTCGGAATATCACGACGGATTCGCCGTTGTGACGTTTCCTGTTGTGGGCGATAAGCCTTGCCACGACAGCCTTTGTAGTTATCGAGAACTCCCTGAGCTTTGATGTGTAGACGCTCTTGACATCGCATATCACAACCTTGTCTCCTTCCCGGTAAACGAAGTCAGCAGTATAGTTATGCCCGTAAAGCAGTGACCTTCTCTCGTACTTGACCTTAGTCTTAAGCTGCTTTGGTTTCATCATCCATACCGGATTGATTGCCGTGATGGTTACCTGCCTGTGGATGCAGCTTATGCCAGGATCATCGAGGATGGTCTGCAAGTACAGGTACTCTTCCCTTGAATCGTATTCGTTCCCGTCTGGAGCGTAATACTTCTTTGACCCTACTCGTCCCATGCAGCACCCGCCTCCTTTGCAGGATTCTTGTAGAGATGATTGAACGCTGACTCGCCGAAGCGCTGCCACTTACCGTTATTCCACTGCACGAGATACTCGTCCTTGAAGGCCTCCTGCTTTCCTTCTGTGTGCTCGGGCTTCAAACGGACGAGAATGTCCCTTCCATTCTGTTCAATACTCTCGACGCATTCTAGCTTCTTGAGCTCCCTGATATTCTCCTTGCGGATTCTTATAGTCTTTTTTACCTTCATCTATAGAGACCTCTCCGATTAGCCTACCACGCAAGGCAGGAGAGGTGAATACACGTGGTATGGTATGTTTTGAAATGCAACTCAAATCAATCGGGAGGAGGCCGAATTGACGACCTCACTCCCTTCTTGTACCATTAAAAACTAAAAAACTTATGACATACACATTGCTGTGCCTCGTGCAGGACTCGAACCTGCGGCTTACGCAGTCCCATAGGGTGACTACAGCTCTAACCAGCTGAGCTAACGAAGCGAGCCTCCTACTTTCGCAAGCAAGAGGGGACTATTTATGGAATAATATTGAATCATTTATTGCAGAACGCCTTCAGACCCTAAGATAATATAAAACAAATAAACCTTCCATGAACAAACTTATAGTAAACCCAGGGGAGACTCGAACTCCCAACCTCGCTGGCTGATTCCACGGCTCTATCCAGTTGAGCTACTGGGCTGGTTTCAACGTTTTAATTAAAATTTAGGAAAAATGAAAAGTATCTTTTGGAGTGGCGGATGGACTCGCACCATCGACCTCCAAGGGCCTTCCCCTGGTGCTCTGCTACTGAGCTACGCCACCTGAATATATATCAACTACGCACAATGGGCTATTTTAAGGCGCCCGATACTCACGTACAGAGCGCACGAAACTAAAAATAAATCTAAATAATAAAAATACGATCACCTCCTCGCCAGGAGAGTTAACCAGAATGCATTTTAAACTAAAATTATACTCACAATTTTCATTCTTCGTGGATCTGGGACGAGTCGGACGTTCCTGTCTCCGGATGATGTCCCCGGCGCTCTACCGTTGAGCTACAGATCCGTATTGTGCAGCCTATCTTCACAGACGGGCTGCAACAGTTATGCAAAAACATTAACAAAATATCTATAGAAACAAGATATGAACCTGTCTTCGCAGACAGATGTCACACCGAATAAAAACAGCGTAGAGGCATCGTTGTGCCTCTAACCAAATCCAAAAGTAATCTGTGGGAGGAGATGAAGGACTCGAACCCCCATCAACGACGATAAGAAATCGGTATCATCTAGTTGTCGCTGTGCTTCCAATTACACCAATCACCTCTTTGTCTTTTTATATAGTGCGAATATGATTAAAGTCATTCACATTGGATTTTCAGAGCTTTTCCTGCTCACAAGACTGCAACGTTTTCACCAGTGCTTGCATCGACGATTCTTCATTCCGATGTAGTCCGTCTGCCTACTTGATGCAGATTAGCTTGATTTCTCGTATTGCGTGCGTCCTTTCACCAGAGTCACGGCGCTCACTGCGCTATCCGGTTACTTCTTTTTCCACGCCACTTTTTAACCGATGTGTCAAAGAACTACTTCTCCAATCCTTTCCGAACCTCTCCCGATGCAAGATTGTAGCTGCCCGGACTACCTACTTTATAAGGTCGTGGACTTACCTTTGCACCGTTCGAGATACACACGAAACGGAATTAGTAAGAGAGTGTGAACCAGACGAGATTCGGACTCGTGGCCTATCCCTTAGGAGGGGATTGCTCTTCCGCTGAGCTACTGGTCCATTTTGGAGCGGACTAACCAATTAAAAATCCGCTCCATCATTCACCGCTGTGAACTAAGATAACAATACCCAACTAACAATGAGTTGTTTTATTAATGCAACAGAACCCTCACGGGCAAATTCAATATAATAAGTAGAATTTATGTACCTATACGATTCTATTCTTCTCAATCATCTTGCGTACATCAGACACCTTATAGAATACAGTATTGCGCACCTTATAGTAAGGCAGGATGCCCGCTTCCCTCAGATCCTTGATGTACTCTTTACTGACTCCTCCTAGGTATGCCAGGATTGTCTTATTGGTCAGGAATTCCTGGTCTACTTCCTTCAACGAGATGATTTTCTCCACCACGTCGATACCGACCTTGCTTCGATTCTTGCCTGGCATAGGTTTAATCTTTAACAGATTCTTGTTCTATAGTCGGTACAATGCTACGTTTCTTAAGTTCATAATACAAGAATAATCTTCCTTTCTGTGTCCACTTAGTGTGCATTACTGAACCAACACTACCATCACGGTGAGTGATAGAAACTGTTTCTGACTGAACATAGCCACAAGGGAGATACTTTGCGTAGAGAATCCACTGACCGCCAACTTTATGCTGAACACCGAAGTTTCTCAGCAAGATATTGAACGCTTTTGCTGATTGACCGTAGTCCTGAGCAATCTGTGTCGTCGTAACGGTCTCCTTGCACGAAAGGATTGCATCAACATAACTAACCTTTGGCTGCATCTCGGTGATTGTGGCCGAGAGCTGTACAATCTCTTTGTTCTTCGATTCTAGAGCAAGCTGTTGTTGCTCTATCTTCTCCTGCTGCTTTGCTGCAAGCATAAGGGCCTCGGAGAAAGACTGAGGTACTTGATACTGCTCCAGGTGATTCTTCTTCTCAAGTTCTTCAAGCTTATTTATGATTTTCTCACGGAGCAAAGCGTCATAGCCGCTCGCCAAAATCAAGCAACCCTTTGGTGTTAGCTCATACATTGGTCTCAACTCTCCTTTTTTATCTTTATAACGAACCAATCCAAAGTTGGATCCGTTAACTCCCTGATATATCAATAGGCGAATGTCACGCATCACATGAGCATGCTTTTTCCCGGTTATCTCTGCAATTTCAAGAGATGTCATTGTATCGGTTCTTCCGAGTTTTATAATTTCATCCATACTTTAATCTTTTAAAGTTTACTACTCAACCGGAACAGCGGTAATAATCGCCGTATGGTTCTTGTAATCTGCCGAGGTTGAGTATTTAAGCACTCCCTTCGGCAAATCTTCGTATTGAGCAAGCTGATAGGCGTATGTTACTGCCGACCGAACTGCTCTTGCGGACTCAAGCAGAAAGACTTCAAATTTTCCTGGTTTGATGCCCAATATGTCCTGTTTTGTTATTCTCGCAACTTTTTTCATCTTTGTTACTTAAATAATTCGTTTAAAATTTGGAGGTATGCGAAAAAAGTCGTATATTTGCAGTGTCAATGTAAAGTACGTACTTTCGGTCGCACAAGCCTCCGTTTGTAACGGCTTTGTTGGTTACTCGACCGTTAACGAGTGCAAAGGTATAAAAACTTCGGTAAAGTACCTAATGTTTCGGTAAAATACTTCGGTATATTACCGAATTTTAACGTTTCGAGCCAATTTAGTTGCAAATATAAAACTAAGAAACATTATGGGAACATTAAATTCGGTACAAGAAAGGTTAGATTATCTCATCAAGATCAAGAAGATGAGTGAGAATGCCTTTATGAAGGCTACAGGAACCAACAACATCGGCAAGATGAGAAGCGGAAAGCTTTCAATATCCGAGGGAACGATTAGCAAAATATGCAATTCTCTTGGAGTTAGTTATAGCTGGCTGAAGTATGGAAGCGGAAGTATGAATGGAAATATGGTAATTCAGCTAGGCGAAACGCATCAGAAGATAGAAGAGTCCATCAACGAGGCGTTTAAGCACGGCATACCGATGGCACAGTTGATAAATGCCGGGAACGTTGGTGACAATAGTCAAAACATAACTACGGGAACGGAACGAGCCAAGGAGCGTGAAGAGGAATCGTTCAAAGACAAGAACGCCCAGCTCATTCAGATCATCAACGCCAAGGATGAGATTATCAAGGCAAAGGACAGCGAAATTCGTCTTCTCAGAAAGATTCTCGCAGATAACGGAATCGAAGTATAACATTATTATATATAAGGATTATGAAGAAGGTATTATTAGCAGCAATGGTACTTCTTGCAGGAGTATCATTCACGTCATGCAGCAGTAGCGATGATGACGGAACAAATCCAGGAGCAGAGCAGCCAAACTACAAGATTCACGACAATAATATTGTCGGAGTATGGAGAGGCGGCAACTACTACTTCGTTTCATTCTCGTCTGACAAGCACAACGCTTCTCTTATCTCAAACAAGTTTCTTGATGAAGGAGATTACAGCATCAAAGGGGACACGATTACCGTAAACAACAAGTACTTCGGCAACGAAACGAAATATGTAGTGAACAGCTTAAGCTCAAACAAGCTTTCTATGACCATTACATATAACGACAGATGGGAAGGAAAGAAAACGGAAACAATGAGCTTCACTAAATCAGAAGACACTCCATGCACAAAGACTAATGATTTGGTCGGCAAGTCATACTATGCTCAGTATTCAGTAAGTCACGGAAGTCAGCACTGGAACAAGACATTCCTGACATACAACACCATATCATGCACTAGAAGCGATGCAGCCAGCTCTACTCCATCCACATTCTACTATGTATATATGAAGCCAATGCTTTACTTCTATGTAATAAGGAGCAATGAATTCTACTACGATACCGTAAGATGCGGTAAAGTTGAGTTCAACTCAAACAACCAAATTGATGGCATGGGTTCGCTTTACGGCGACAAGCTGTACTAAACGCATTTGTCAGCAATATGCAAGTAACAGAAAATAAGAATTTATAAATAGTTGAAAATAAGAGACTTATAGAATTAAGATGATTACAGTAAC